GTAATAAATACATCGACCGTGGCGTTGGCGCCGTAGGCTGACGCGAACGACTGCGCGCCCGTGGACGCCGCATTGAGCGTGATCGTGCCGGTGCCGGGCGTGCCCGATACCGTCATGCTGACGTTGTTGCGGTAGACGCTCACTGCTTGGTCCTCATCTCAGGCGGATGCCCGTACATCTCACGCTCGCGCAGGTAGGCGTAGTGGCAGTGGCCGCGCACGCCGGGCGGGATGCGCTGCCAGAAGAACAGCGCGTCGATGATCGGCCGCCACACGCGGCCCCACGGCTTGCCTTCGGCGTACATGCGCCACGCGCGGCTACTCAACGTCTCGTCGGCCCAGGCGCCGCCGCTCAGCGGCGTGACGAGGACGTTTGCAAGCTGATCAAGGGAAATGAACACTTGGATCAACCAGTGGCGCACATCGACGCGCTGCCACCAGTCGGCAAAGATGCTTGCCAGCTTGCCCATGGCATCACGCCAGCGTGTCGCACTTGACCCGCAGGGTCGCCGTGTCGTTCGTCGCGGCAGCCGCCGCGTTGATCGTCCGACGCAGCCATACGGCACGGTGCTGACCGGGCGGGATGTTGCCCAAGGCGATTGCCGCGCCCTCGTTTGCAGCGGCCGAGAACGTCACGCCGCTGGGCGCGGTGTTCTCGCTGGCCACGGTCTGCTCTGTGGCGTTGAGTGCGCTGGTTCCCAGGCCAATCGCAAGATCCGTCTCGGCGCTCGGCGTGTTGGCGTTGATCCAGATTACGGCCGACAGCATCGTCAGCGACCCGTGGTTGTTGTGGACGTAGAAGGCCCGGTACTCGACATCACCGGCAGCGGCTTCGGCACTGCTCACGTTGTCGTAGAGATTCGATGCAGCTTGCGTGCTGCTCTTCGCTCCACCCAGCGATGCAAGTGGGTCGGTGTTGGCCGCGCCACCGCTCAGACGGTAGTGGATGTCAGTCGAGATGATGGGCATTTCTGATCCTTCAGGAGTAGGTGATGGCGACCAATCGACCCGACTGATAAGTCAGGTGCTTTGTGAGGCTCACGCCAGCCGGAACGTCCCCGGACAGCGTAATTGTAGCGAGTACGCCTTGGTCAAAGCCGAACTGCTTGTTGATACTCTTTCCGTCACCTAAGTCGTAGGTGATCGAATCGAGTTCACCCGGTGCTGAGTAGTTGAACGTGGCCGGGTAGGACTTCAGATTGCGATTGATCGTCTCGAATGTCTGACGAATGTCAGTGAAGACGAGACCCCCGAAGATCGACACGACCGCATCGCCGCTCACCAGCGTCGTCGTGTAGACGCTGTTGAACTTGATGACGACGTTCCGATCTGGTGGTGCAGAGACGGAAGAAGCGAATGCGCCCTCCCCCTGCACGCTCACCGTGCGGCCCGGAGCGGGCTCGACGACCGTCGCGATGTGCTGCTGACGCTCGATCTCGACGCGCGTCGGCGCGAGCGCCAACCCGACTTGCGGGTTGACGACATGCGCCTGGGTCAGCTTGACGGTCAGCCGGCTCATCAGGAGACCCGCACCAGCACCGGATTGCAGGAACTACGATCTCCGCTCGGGTTGATCGCGCGAATCCGCAGTTCGTGTTCCCCGACCTTCAGTTCTTCCGTGGCTTCATGGGCCAGTCGAACTTGCGCCACGCCGCCAGCCCGGTTGACCCACGAGACGGCCAGATCGACAGGCGTGCAATTCGCGAACTGCAGCGTGGCTTCGAGAGTCCAGCCGGTCATGTCTTGGGCAACGCCATTCACGGCGAACTCGGCATTCGCGACGAAGGTGTCGCCACGCCGAAGGGTCAGGAAGCCACTCATTGCGGCACCTCCGCTTGTAATTCAGTCAGGGAGTCGTAGGCTTGCTCGCAGGCGAGGCCCCGACTTCGAGCGTGGTCAAACGCTTGAGCGAGTTCAATCGCCTCGCGGTCAACGCCTCGGTACAGGTCGGCAAGCACCAAGCCGGCGCCGGTAGTTGGCGCGCTTCCATCGGCAATGGTGGAATCGCTGCTGGCTTCACCGGCAACGATGCGGGCGATGTGGTCGCGCAACTGGCCAGCAGCGCGCTCCAGGTCAGCACTGCGAGCCGCAAGCACCTTGGCGCGCTGGCGCTCGGCATCCGCGGCTGCGAGCACTGCGGCTGCGCGTCGTTGCTCTTCATCGCGCTGCACGCGCTCGGCCTGCTGGGTTGCTTGTGCGATTGACTCCATCTGCTGTGCATGTTCTGCCCTCAGTTGCTGCATCTCGGCGTCGGCCTGCCAGCCGCGGACGGTCCACGAAGCCCCTGCCGCCGCCAGCACTGCACTGACGATCAACGCGGCAGGCAGCCACTGTCGCAACCCCGGAATCACACCAGCCCCGCATAGCGCGGCATGCGCGCCCAGACATCGACCACGTGATGCCGGTTGATGTCGCATGCCGAGCGTGTCCCGTACAGGGGCATGCGACTCTTCAGACAGTGCCGCTCGACGTGACCCCACCACCGCTGCGGATCGCAGGCGCTGGCGATCTGGCAGGCTCGGCGCTCGCGCTTCACGCCACCCAGGCCACCGTTGTAGGCCGCGTCAGCCATGGCCAGTCGTTCCATCGGATCGGCCACTGTGCGCAGCGCGTTCCAGTTGTCCCGGCTCATCAACACGAGCGAGCGCACCTGGAGATCCGGCCGACTGTAGATCGTCGCCCAGTCGAGTTCCCGCAGAGCCGGGTGCCGGTCACGCAGATCAGCGAGCGCGTCGAAGCGCAGCCGACCGTCCGGGTGCCAAGCTCGCGTCAACTGGCCGAGCCCGGCGCCCTCTTCACGCTGCGAGCGCAGCCGGCTTGTCGGAGCCCAGCAGCGACTGTGCGTGTAGGTGATGCAAGACTCGTGCGAGATCAGCGCAGGCACGTACTCACGACGCGGCACCTCCGACCAGTGGCGCTCGATCTCGACGATCAGCACGGGCGCCAGCGCGACGGCACGCGGATGAACAGGCTGCGCGTGCGCCGAACGTCCGAAGAGCCCGAGCAGCGCCGACAGCACGAGAGCCAGCGCGATGAGCGCCATGCCAGCGCCGATGGGGTGCCCAGCAGCGATGCGAAACAGGTTCCGCATGTCGGCTTCCGGGTAGTCGTGCAGGGCCTTGCGAGCGAGGTGTGCGAATGCTACGGCCAGGAGCGGCGTCACCAGACTTAGCACGAGCATCGCGGTCGTGACCCCCTGGTCGGGATCGGTCAGTAGCAGCGCCGCCAACACCGCAAGACTGCCGCCGATGAGGAATGTGTGCCTGAATCGCATTGCGATCTCCTGAGTGCCGTTACGTTGGCGGCGGTACTGGTTGTGGACCCTGATTCTACGAAATCAGGTCGGGATGAAGAAGTATTCAAACCGGGCAGGCACCGTCACGACCGTGCCGAACCCTGAGCCTGCAACAGCAAGGCCAGCCGGGAGCAACGTCACCGTATTGCCAGCGCGAGAGATGTGAATACCTTCAGTCAGCAGCACAGTGGTGACGCCTTCCTGGTCAGCAATTAGGAACGCGACTTCCGTCAGTCTCGTGACCTGCCCGGACGCGCGCAGCGTGTAGGTGTAGTTCCCATTCTGATCAGCGATGAAGTTACCGGTCTCTGCTGTCAGCACAGGCGCTGGTGGCGTCGTGTTGAAGACGATCCAACTGATCGGCAAGTCGCGCGTCACCGGAGTGGGCGGCTGCGGGTCTACCGTGTAGGACAAGGCGAGATCGCTGACCACGGAGCCGGCAAGCGTCTCGTTGCCTGCTCGAATAGTCAACGGCACCACGTACTGCTGCCAACTCGCGAAGCCGCCTCGACGCGAGCGCAGGCGCATCGTGCCGGTCCGCGGTTGCGTGGCTGCGTTGAAGTCGGTGATCGCAGCGGTATGCGTGTAGCTGAACGTCTTGCCGGTGATGCCGACGAACTCGGCCACCTGAGTGCCGTTGTCCAGGTGGATGCTCACCTCGTAGGTCGTGCCGGGCTCAGGTCCGATGTCCGAGGCTTGGTGCGGCACAAGCAAGTCCTGCTGCGTGACTCGATCTCGGTGATTCCACGACAGCGTGATCGAGGTCTGCAGGTTGCTCAGGGTGGCGCCGACGAACCATGGTTGCGACTGCACCTGGACGTTGCCGGGCGGGTACGGGCGTGCGAAACGAGACGCGAACGTGATCGTCGCGGGCGGGCTCTGCTCAATGGGGACACGGAGGTTCGTGGCCGTCTTCGGGAGTGGCTTGACCGAGATCGTCTCGGTTGATCCGTACTCCACACCATCGCTGGCAATGGCGTCATCGAAGAACCAGATCGTCGCGCCTACTGCGTGCGGGGCTGGCACCGTATCGCAACAGCCGCGAGCCATGGTGTACGTGCTGCCCGAGATCGCCGTCACAGCCACGATTTCGTCGTCGATCAACGCGGCCGAGCCGATGCGGACTGGCGCTCCGCTCGGGCTGGAGACCACGCTGATCAAGAACACCTCGTCCAGCGGCAGGACGGCACGACTCAAGGTCGCAGTCGGGCACAGGGGCGAGGTGGTAGTGCGAATGTTGTAGTCGATGTTCGGCATCTCGGTCTCCACTCAAGGCGCCACGTAGCCGCAATACCCGTCAGAGTTTGTCGGCACCTCCCCCGCCCCGATGGCACCGGACTTCACGGCAATGTCGGTCGTCGCGTTCGCCACATTGCCGACCCCACGGTCAAGCGCAAGACCGAGGTAGGCCGACGTGTTGTCCACGAGCGCAAACTCGGCACGCGATAGTTGGCGATAGATCGTGCGGTACGGCAGTTCGTAGAGGCGGAAGTTGCCGACGCAAGCTCTATTGCTCGGGGGTATCCACGTGGGCGGGCTGATCACTGGGTAGCTCTCGCGCGGCGTGTCGAACACATCCTGCACTGCAGTGACGTTGATCTCGCCGTTCGTCAGCGTGCCGTAGTCGATGGTGGCAATCCGCAAAACCATATCCGGGATGTTGCGCACCAGATCGCGAATTCGCACTACGCCGCCCGGGACAAGATCGTTGCCTCGACGGTCGAACTTCAGCGTGAATCGGCGCAGGCCCGGAGACAAGGCTCGCAGTTCTCGCTTGGCAACTCGGGAAGCCAGTTCCGCAGTCGGCAGACCGGGCATATCCTTAGTCATCACGTTGATCACGCCGCCTGACGCCTGCAGCGTGGCGAGGCTCGACGCGCGTGAGATGCGATCCTCGTTCGTCACCGGGTCTCGGTACTTCACGCGCACCTCGTTGACCATCTTGGTGGAGGACGAGACGGTCGCTTCGCTGATCTCGATCAACCCGCTGCTGGAGTCGAACAGCGGCAGCAGCGCAAGGTCGTAGTTCGCACGGATCAGATCCAGCTTGATCAACCCGGTCGTACGATCTTCGTAAAGCGTGGCACCAATGTGGTCTTGGATCAGACGAATGAACGATTGGATCTCATCGCGGCGGTTCCAGCGAATGCACATGCCGAACTGCTCGATGAAGAGCGTGTCGGCCGTCTTGCGGAAGACTGCGTCGTCGATCTTGTTGCGCGGCAGTCCACGGCCCCACTCCCGATTGGTCAGGCACTCGTAGATGATGTGCGCCGGGTTCATCGCCTTGATTACGGCGTCACCGAGAGTCGCCCCCGGCCCGTTCGTGGACAGGATGTACGTGTAGGAGACCGAGAATGTGGTTCGCGCGACAGCTTCGTCGTCGCCCCCAGCCACCGTCATCGCGCCTGCGGGCGTCAACGTGATGACATTGCCGGCTACGGTGTAGTGGATGCCCGCCGACAACTGGACTGGCGTCGTCCCCTCCTGCTCGATCACCGAGTACCAAAGAACTTCGACACTGACTAGGGGGCCAGGGGGCGAGATCGTGAACGTGAATGGCGTTGGCAGATTGAATCGGAACGTCTCAACCTGCTGCGCTGTAGCGCCTTCAGTGCTGTCAGGCGTCTCACCAATTGACACCGGACGCACGAGCGTGATCACTGCGCGCTCGGGATACCACGGAGCTCCATCCCACCCGGCTAAGGCACGCCGATGACGGAACGACCAGGGCTTCGGGTACGGGTTCATCATCGAGACCAGCCCGTCAAAGAACGCCGTGAACGTGCGACGGAACCCCGGCTGCGGGCCGAACGTGGCGACCATCTCTGCGGGCGCCTGCTGATCGGAGTTGCCCATGAGCACGGTCAGCGGGCCTTCCACGCCACCCTCACCATCCTCACCTCCGAACAAGGTGCGTGCGCTGACCTGAACGGTCTGCGACGAGAGCACTGAGCCTCGCCATGCGGTCTTGCCGCCAACCTTGATCTCGACGAGTTCGTCCACCGGCCCGCGGCCGATACCCATGTGAAGAGCGAAGAAGTAGCGGTAGCCCTTGACAGCCATGTCAGATCCCAGAATTGAGATTGCGGGCGTGCTCGACCACGCGGACCCCTAGGTGGTCGCGCGTTTCCAGAATCACACTGGCCGGATAGCCGTCACGCAGGAACTTGCCGAAGTCCAAGCCGTGCTGCTCGAACCAGTGCCGCGCGCCGCGCACGCACAGCCCGCAGGATCGGACGTGCTCGATGCGGATCAGCGGATCAGGAGTCACTTCTTGCCTCCGCCGCTGACCTCGATAGGCTCCGTCCGGTACTTGCCGACTGCGAGCACCGTCCAGTCCTCAGACCAGCAATCCCCGAACGTCACGGCTTGCGGCGTACCCTCGTCAGCCTGTGGGAACTCGATGTCCTCGAACGCCTCAGGCGGCGGGCTCTGCACCTTCGGCGCGAGCGCAGCCGAGATGACGATAGACGCGGCAATCAGCAGAAGCGCGGTCAGAGGTTCCATGATCAGTAGAAGACTGGATCACCATCGAACGGGCTCTTGCCCGGCATCAGCGGGAAGCCGCCGTAGTTGTCGTAGTTGCCGAAGAACTGGCAACGCTCGGGCGTGAAGTTGCAGCCCGGATATGCAATGCCGGTGCTGCCCACGTAGAGGTTGTTCGGCAGTCCGTCCATCTCCAGCGGATCGCCCGGCAGCGGCCCTACGAATCCAGACGTGTCACCCTCACGGTCGATGCCGAGATACTCGATTCCGCGCGTCGGGTGCTGCCACTCGACGAAGCCACCGTTGTAGTAGCCGGCCGGCTTGCTGCTGGCGAACGTCACGTACACGGTACGGCCAGAGATGCCGCGAACCGTGAAGGTCACGCCCCATGCGCTCTTGTTCACGCGACAGGTCAGCGGGTCATAAAGGGAGTACGGGCATGTGCGCTGCCACGCAAGACGCAAGCCTTCGCGGCGCATCGACGACGCCAAGGTCTCGCACGTGATGCGAGCTTGCCCTGGCATCGGATAGTTGATCTGGCTGATCTCTCCGGTGTAGACGACCCGAACTTCCGAGTCGCCCTCGTGCATCCATCGGATGCTGACCAGGATGGGCTGTGACGGGGCACCAGACATGAAGACCTGGGCCGGACCAAGCGTCACCGGACCTTGAATCTGCAGCGCGTCGGCAATCGCTTCGCCTGACTGCTTCACGCCGTCGTCCTGGATCGCTGCGCGCACGTAGGTCTGCCCACCGACCACGAGGTCTTCGTCGGCAGACGTGTAGCGCCACACCGTCGAGCCCATGGTGAACTCGTACAAAGCGACCGGGCGGCCACCTTCTGTGGATGATTCGAGGTCAGCGAATGCCATGGTCAGACCAACTCGAATTGCATGCGCAGGTTGCGAGTCATGCCGATGTTCTTCAAGCGAATGTCAGCCTCGATGCCCGAGCGCAAGAAACGCTCGGTGTTGAAGCGGTCTCGCTGCTGACGGTAGTACAGAGAGTCGCCACGAATGTAAGCGAAGATGATGTCCGAGTTGCCGGCCAGCAGCAGGGGTCGCTTGTCGTCCAACGCCAGCCGCGGATTGCGAGCCGTGCCGAACGTGTCGGTGCGGTAGTTGTTGATGGTCGTGTCGAACCACCGCAATCGCATCTCGCCGCCGCTGACGTAGGCCACGGCCGGGCGCATGTTCTGGTCGAAGGTGAACGAAAACTCCGTGATTGCGAAGTCCTGAATCCACTGCACAGGCGTCTCGTTGTCGGCTTGCAGGTACAGCCACCCGTCCTGCTTGTCGAACAGCCCGCGCCACGTGCGAACCAGCATGCCCTGCGATGCGTCGTTGATCGCCACGCCGCCGATCTCGTAGTCCAGCAGTGGCGACGTGAGCGCATCGTCGGGCGGCAGGTACAGCCCGCTCACGGCGACGGTGGATCGAGTGTTCTGCGGCAGTGCCATCAGATCACCCTGCGCGACCAGCCGACAGCCAGCGCCAAACTCAGAATCCGGTTGCCGTCCTTGAGCATCATCGGATCGACCCGCATCTTGTAGAGACCCCGGGGAGTCGGCAGTCCAAAGTTGCGCACGTTGCTCGCAGCCGTGATGTTGCTCAGGCTCCAGGTGCAGCGATAGATGTTCTGAAAGGTGTCGTTGACGTAGGCGTCGATGGTGTAAGCCTGAAGGTTCCCCAACAGCGCACCACCCGGGCCGACATCGTTCGCCCCGAGAGCCGCATCGCCGTATGCCGCGAAGGCGCCAGCCACGTTGGGTTGCGTGAGCATGTCGCGTGCCGCGATGCCCCAGTTGCCGATCTGCATCGGCCGGATCGTGACAGCGTAGGTTGTGCCGGTGATGACGGCATTGCTCTGCACGTCAGCCACCGGCCAGTAGGCGCGGAACTCGTAGACCACATCCAGCGACTCGTCAGGCAGGATGGTCACAACAGTCGGTACGCCGAGCGCGTCTTTGACCAGGGCGCGCGAGAACATGCCGCTGGTGTTGCTCCAGCCGATAGCGACTTCGCTGACGTTGCCAGTAGCCTCACCAGCGGCGAAGCGGAACGTGCGGCGGAACCAGCCATAGCCGGAAGCCACGACCGCGCCATTCGCGTCGAGGGCGCCAACGACTGCCCCGGCCTTCGAGATGGGCGACTGCAGGTCCGCGTCGGTGAACTGCGGCGCGTTGCTGCCTGATCCGACCCATGCGTGAGTTGCCGACACCGCCGCACCGAGTCGGTTCATTCCGGCGTTGGTGATGAGGTTCGGGAACCAGTCGGCAGCCACGCGCTCGGAGCCATCAGCCTTGCGCGCCACGAGGCGCATGAAGCCCTGAACGTGATTCGTAATCATTCGCAGAACCTCAAGTGCGGCGAGCCCAAGTGACGCGCAGATCGAGCGTCAGGACGTTCGTGTTGCGCTTCGGCAAAGGAGGATTGAAAGAGACCTTGTGTTGCCCCAGACCATGAATGAACGCAATGTTGTGAAAGTCAGTCGTGCCTTGATTCAAGGCCCAGGTGTACCGCAGATCACGCTGAAAGGAGTTTGCGACGTATGACCCGTTGGCTTCGCCTGAACCGCCAGAGATGAACGGCCCCGATGGGGCCGTGTCTGCTGCCCCAAGAGAACCTGATCCGAACGCTTGACCCGTAGGATTGGCGAAGCCGAGAACCCCGCCTGCTCGATAGCCCGGATCGGCAAAGGACGTAGGGTAGTTGCTCGGTCGAAGGACAAATGCGTAGGTGGTCCCGCTGATCGTGATGTTGCCGGTCACGTCAGCGACGTTCGCGTAGAGCCGCAGTTCGTAAGTGACATCCAGGGATTCGTCAGACAGCACAGTGACCGTGGTCGGGTTGCCGTTGCCATCCAGGATCAGTGCTCGTGAGAACACTGCCGTGTCACTGTGACCAACGCCAACTTCTGTGAGGTTGCCAGTGGCGACACCTGTGTTGAAGCGGTAGATCCAACGGGTCCAGCCGTAGTGGTCGGCAATCGGGCCTGTCGTGAAACTGCCCGAAGTAAACCCACCAGGGGCAGTCGTCGTCGTGGTTGCAATCCGACTGTCCAGTTGCGTCTGCGAGACGCTGGGGACTGACGATCCAGTTCCAACCAACGCGCGGTCAAACGCGAAGGTGGTGCCGATCCGATTGAGCCCAGCGTTCGTGATGATGTTCGGGAACCAGTCAGCCAGCAGCCGACGAGTCCCGTCCGGGCGGATCGCTTCGAGTTTGTAGTACCCCGCAAGACCGAGGTGAATGCTTGGGGTCGTCACAATAGTGTTCCTCCGATCAACTCTGCGTTGATGTTGAGTGCTTCGGGCGGGTAGTTGTTGTACTGAATGAGCAGAGTGCGCAGCGTGCCGGCTTGCAGCGAGACGCTGACTTCCATCGCCTCTGGCGGCCAGTTGTTGTACGCCAGAAGCACCGTGCGCAGCGCGCCGGCCTGCAACGTAGCCCCGATTGTCAGCCCTTCGACGTAGCCGTACTGCTTGAGCAGTTCGCGAATCTCGCCCGAAACGAACGTCATCGACGTGCTGACTGCTTCGGGCTCGACCGAGAAAACGGTCAGTGACAGCGACACCAGCGAGGGCGCCATGTCGAGCGCGTCCACCTCGGCCACCGGGTACGGCATCGACGTGGTGAAGCACTCGATAGGCGGCAAGCCAGCGCGCTCCGCGGATCGCGTGACCAGCGTGGTCTGCACGACAGACCCTTGGTCGGCCATGTGCTGCAACTCGAAGCCGTCCTGATCGAAGCGCGTTGGCAGCACGAACATCACGCGCGCCACGTCGGATTTCAGGATTGGCGGCAATGCCGGGTTCACGACGAACCGCTCGACCTGACCGACGCGGCTGACCTGAGTGACCTCGCGGAACAGCGTGGGCCGCCCGTCGAGGAACTCCACGCCGATCATCTGGCGCGCGTCCTGGTACGAGCGCACGTAGTCGCTGAAGCCTGCCGGGATGGCGTCGATGTAGGCGCCCTGAATGTCGCCGGCCGGGATGATGTCTTGCATCCAGTCGGGCATCCAGAAGCGAACCGCACGACCGCGAGCCTTGGCGATGAACTGCCTGAAGCGGTAGAGCGCATCGCGACCACGCAGCACGACCGCAAAGCGAGTGCCGAGCCGCGTCTTCTGCGCTGGATCGACCACCTCCATCATCCCGGTCTCGTTGTCAATCGGGTAGACCAGACGGTCGAAGTCAATCGACAGCGCGGTTGCCCGGTTGGCGCGGAAGCGGAACAGCGGCGAGCAGTAGCCCCAGGAAGGATCGGGCCACGTCAGCGGGTCAAGCAACTCGAAGCGAGCCTGCACCGTGGCCACGTTGTCGGTCAGGTTCTCGAACCGGACGGCATCGACAAGGCGCGCAGCCCTGACCGGCATCAAGATCGAATCCAGGCCCCAAGACCCGGATGGCGCCGCAGTGAACGTGATGGTGTCGGTGTCGAGGTTGTGCGCCTGGATCGTCAGCAACTCGAAGTCGGACGGCCCGCGCATGACCACGGCCATCTGCCCGGCCCGGAACTCCCGATAGATCAGCGAGCCTTCTGGGAACTCGTAGGTTGATCCCAGAGTTGCAGAAAGGCGCTGCTGCTCGTGCCACAGGGGCACCAGCATCTCGCTCTTCCCGACGCCCATGAAGAAGTTGTCCATGCGGCTGCGATTTGCGCCTTGCCGCAAGAACGAAGCCTCGAACGACCGGCGAGCGAATCGGCGGAACGACCGGCGTTGCTCGCTGTCAGTCTCGCTCGGGAGGATCTCGGTGCCGAAGGTGACGCGCTCGGTGACGCCACCCGACCAGTTCGGCGTGAGGGAGAACAGCGGGTAGGTCAGGCGCACGTCCGTCAGCAGGGGCACCTGACTGTCCGGGATCACCGTCGTGTCGAAGACCCAGCCGCTCGGGCTTGACGTGTAGACCAGCCGGCCGGCTTGCCGGATCGACAGCGCGATATAGCAATTGCTGGGCGTCGAGCCCATGTTCGTGAGCAGCACGTCCAGGCGGAAACGGCCACGGGGGATGTAGACGCTGTTCGTACCCACGCCTGCGTTGGCCGCGCTGCCGCCGAACAGGATGCGGCCGTTGTTCGCAGTGATCGACAGGAGCCACACCGCCGTGTCGTCAGCGATGTGCTTGAACTCATAGACCCCGCCGTCGAAGTCAAACCATCGAGCAAGGCGGAACGCCGTGTTCGCGGGCGCGCTGTTGAACGGCGATGCCACGGACAGCGCCTGCTCGCCATCCGTGAATGACGCAGCATGTGGCGCTGGAACCGCGAAACCGAAAACTGGACTGGCAGGCATCACCCACCCTTGATCAACTGGCGCAGCGTCGGGATGTTCTTCCGCAGATGCACCATGGTCACTTCTTCGCCTTCGGCACCGGACATCGCCTCGGCCACCCTGCTGCGGTCGTCTACGAGAACGAAGCGTTGTGCCTTGGGCTGTGCGGCGCCGCGGGAGAGCCCGCCGTTCATCACGTTGCGCGGGTCGCTCGTGGACAGCACTTCCTCGTTCTTCTGCAGGATCGCCGGGTACTCGTCAGGTGCGAGGCCGACGATGCCGCCCGTGTGGTAACGCGGGGCTCCAGCGAAGAGCAGCGGCGAGACGTTGCGAGTCCGGTTGGAGCCCTGACCGACGACTGCCCCACTGTGCGCCACCGGGACAGGAAGCCCGGTAACTCGCAAGGCCAGCAGGACTTGCTGACGCAAGATCGCAATGCCGATCTCACGGAGGATCTGCGCCAGCGACTGCAGGATTGTCGTGCTGACAGACTGGAACACGTCGCCCCACTTGGCCGTGCCCTCGACAACCTGCTGAATCTTGTCGGCCGTGTTGTTGAGCACCGAGTCCACGCCACGACCAATGCCGTTGCGAATGATGGCTCCGGTACGGTCGAACTCCGTGGAGAGCCCGCCTGCGCTGGCCACCGCGAGATCCAACTTCGTGATGAACTCGTCCAAGGCTGCCGGGTCGATGGCGCCTTGCATCGAAATCGCGAACTGCCGCCCTGCTTCGGCAAGCTCGACGATCTTCGGCTGCGTCTGCGCGAGGACATTCAGCGACTGCTGGTCTGCCTCTTGTCGCGTGATGAGCCCGGCCTGCGCGACTTGCTCGATAGTCCGCAAGGTCTGTTCGCGGGCCTTGACGAGATCGTTGATCTGCGTCTCGCGGCGCTGCAGTTCTTCGAGGTTGAACTTGCGCTCTTCAGCGGCAAGCCGGTCTTGCTCGGCTTGTCGCGTGCGGTCGAGCAGTCCGTCGAGATCGCCCGTGGACAGGTTGTTCGCCTGCGCCTTGACACGATCCTCTTCGATCTGCCGGTATAGCTGGGCGTAGTCCTTGCGAATGGCGTCCAGGCGGGCTTGCAGGTTGAGCCGTTCCTTGCGTCCAGCGGCAGCCTCTGCAGCCTCGACCTTCTTGAGCAGCGCCTCGCGGTCTGCCGCAATCTGATCGTTGAACTTCTTGGTGACGGCCGCACGCTGCTCGGCCACGAGCGCGTCGAAGCGAACCTGCGCCTGCCCAGCAGCCTCGGGGTTGAACTTCTTGATCTCGTCGATCTGCTTCTGAATGCGCTTGGCTTCCAGATCGACAGCGGCTAGTTGTGAAGCCAGCGTCTGCGTGTCGGTACGGTTGACTCGCGCGTCGAGCGCGTTCAGTGCGTTGTCGAGCGCCTCGATCTTCCGCTGGCGGGCATTGATCTCGCCTTCAGTCGGGCCGGTGTTGTTGGAAGTGCTGCGAGCGGGTGGCGCGGCTGTCGGCTGTCCCGGGCGGCTGACTTGCGGCTGACGACGACGAATCGCATCGTCAGCCATCAGGTCGGTGATCTCGCGGATCTGCCGCAGTTCAGCTTCAGCCTGACGGCGAGCGCCGGCAGCGTTGTCTCCAAGCTCGAAGTTCAGGCGCAGCGTCAGCGCATCAAGCGCACGGTCCAAGCCGCGGACAGCACCGTCCAGTTGGAGCGCGTCTGCAATGTTCCGCATCACCAGGATCAGCGGACGCGCGAAGACGTTGTTGAACAGGTTGATCAGGCTCTTGAATGCATTCGACGCAATGCGAGGCAGATCGAAGAAGACGACAAGGATTCCAGCCTTCAGGTTAGCGAAGGCTTCTAGCAAGCCGCGCACAAGCGCAATGCCGAATAGCTCGACTTCCACGAACTTGTCGCGGAGCAGCGAACCAATGTTCCAGCCGACGACGAACGCACTCAGAACAAGCAGCGCCTTCTGCAGCGCCGTGAGTGAGAGTGCGAGTCCAGCTACGGCTGCCTTTGCCGCTGTCGCACCAGCAATCAACGCACCGAAGACCTTGACCCCAAGGAGCCCGGCGACGATGCCCGCGACAGCCTGAAGCTCGCGGAAGTTCTCGACCAGAAAACGAATGACGCTGGTGACGGCGCTGAACAAGCCGGACAGGTCTTGCGCAAACTGCTTGCCGTCTTCGCTCTTCAGGAGTTCGGTGAGTTCCTTGAGAAGATTGATGTACGCCTGACCGAAGCCCGAGTCAGCAATCTCCTGCTTGAAGAAGAGCACCGAGTTGTTGAACCGCTGCTGCTCGGCGTCAAGCGAGCGGATGGCCGCGGGAAGCTGACCAGCGGCAGCACGGCGCACCGACTCAGCGATGATCGCCATGTTCTCGGCGCCCACGAGGCCCTGCTCCAGCGCCTTGTTGAGATCCGGGAACTGCTTGCGCAGCGCCTCTTGCGCGAATGCGAACGCACCGGGCAACCTCTCACCGATCTGCTGGCGCAGTTCTTCGGCCTGAATCTTGCCCTTCGAGAACGACTGGCCGATGGCGTTGAAGATGCCGTTGATCTGATCAGGGGTCAGGTTGATGACCCGGCCAACCTCGGCAAACGACTCGAAGATGAAGTTGGCTTCTTGAAGCGGCGCACCAGACCGAATGGCCGCAGCCGCGAAGCGCGAGTAAGACTTGGACGCCTCGTCGAACGCAATGCCCAGGCGATCCGCCTGCTGGCGCAGATACTCGATCTGCTGTGTGACTTGCGCGCCATCGCTGCCGAGCGCGAACGCGAGCGTGTTGCGCAGACCTTCCTGCGCCGTAGAAGCACGCAGGGAATCACCAGCTAGGGTAAGTACGCCCTGAAGACCGATGTAGGTGGCTGTGAGCGCAAGAATCTCGCCGCGAATGCGCTGTGCAAGCGACAGGGTAGTCCGACCCTCGTCGTTGAAGACCGAGAAGCCTTCAGCACCTTGCTTGCTGGCAGTGCCAACATTGCGCGCACCTTCGGCCAGTTGTCGTACTGCCGCCGTGCTGCGCTGTGCAGCCGTGGTCAGTCGATCCTGAGCATCGGCAAGGTTGCGGGTGTCAATGCCTGCGGCACGAAGCGCCTCGCGGCTTTGCCGGGTGGCTTCGACCTGCTGGCGCATGGCCACGGCAGCACGACGAAGGCGGGCTTCCGCTTCGGCCAGTGGCTGCGTGAACTGCTCGGCAGCCGCGCCACCCTCGCGCACCGCTGCGGCGTACTGTGCGACCTGCGCACGGGCAGCCTGCAGTTCTGCCCGTTGCTCGCGAAGGGCGACGGTCTGTTTCCTGAAATCGTCGATCAGGTTCGCCTGACCCGAGATAGCCTTCTGAGCAGCCTGAAGTTCCCTGAGTCGTTCCTGGTATTCACGAATCGAGTTCTTGGCGGGGTCGAGCGCACCGCCGAGTTCCTCGATCTGCTTCTCAACCCCGGACAGGGATGTGCGGGCTGCGGTTGCCGGATCGGTGATGCCGGTGATTGCCTCTCGCAGCGACACGACCCGCGGTCGCAGGTTGTTCGACGCACGTGCCAGCGTGGTGTAGCCACGGGCTGCGGCTTCGGCATCATCAGCGGTCTTGCGCAAGCCTGTATCACGGGCCTGCTCACGAGCAGACTGAGCACTCCGCTCTTCGATGTCGCGCCGCAGTTCCGCCAGTGCGCGCTGGCGCTGAAGTTGGGCCTGTGCTTCAGCGTCGGCTCGGGCTGCAGCCGCAGCCGCAGCCTGTCGCTCGGCGGGCCGCTCCACGAGGAATGTCTGTGCGTCTTGAGCCCGCTGCTGGGCAGCGCGTTCTGCGCGCTCTTGGGCAGCAGCGAACAATTCCGCGTCACGGGCAGCATCACGCTGCTGCTTGCCCAGGGTGGCGGTTTGCTCGCGCGCCTTGCGCACCGTGTCGGCATACCCGGCAATCGCCTCCTGGCCTTTGCCGATGGTGACGCCCAGGTTCGCGGCCGTGCGCTCCAGGCGCGTCTGCGACCCAAGCAAGTCATTGGTATCAAGACCGAGTTCTCGAAGCGCATTGCCGAGTTGCTCGTACCGAGCACTCTGCTTCTCCAACGCAGTCTGCGCGCGGTTGTAAGCCTTCTCCAAGCGATCCTGCTCGCGGATCTGCTTGGCGGTCTTTTCTTCGACATCCGCGATGCTGGTGACGTAGCCGTCATACGCAGCACGGGCCTGATCGACACGACCCTTGATGTCGGAGATCGTCTCTCCGAGCTTCTGGAAACTGGCAAGAAGGCGGCCTTGCGCGAGCAGACCGTCTTGCGTGATCTTCAGCGCCGCGAGGGACGCCTTGAGTTCGTCGATTGACGACTCGCCGCGTTGCGCGGCGGCCGACTGACTTTCAATCGCTCGACCCAGTTCCTCAATCTGCTTGGTGATCGAGGCGATATCCTTGCCGCCCTTCAACTGGGCGCGGATGATCAGGTCGAGCGTCTTCTGGTCAGTCACTTTCGTCGAGCCTCTTCAGGATGTCCGACAGTTGCTTGCCTGCCTTCTTGTCGAACACCGAACCAATGACCATCTGCATCAACGAGGTGTCCAGCTTGACGCGCATGGCGTTGCGCTGACGCACGATCCTCGATTCACTCCACACGACTGCTATCGGGTAGTCTCTTGCGTGTAGATGACCCTCCGAAAGCAGCAGACTCACGTCACGGCGAAGACCGTGGTAAAGCTCGATTACTCGGGCTTGCCGATCTTGGCGAGCGCCTCGTGGACGCTTGGCTTGCGCAGGAGACCCGTGACCATCTCCAACGCTTTTCCCACGCCGCCGACCTCCGCGAAGGTCATCTCACCGATCTCGACGAGAGCCTTGAGTTGGACCGGGGCGGGAAGCCGCTCGGCATCTTCCGCAGACCCCTCACCGGCAGCCAAGGCGATGACATTCGCGGCAAACCCCGGCGCCTGCGAGATGACCGACAAGGCGAGCGGCTCGAAGTCCGCCTTGGTCATCTGATCGACGTTCTGGAAGAGATCGAAGATCGCTCCCAGGTCGGGAAAGTGCTCGCGCATGAGCACGGACACGTGATTCAGCGAGAGACCAGTCACGGTAAATGACTGGCCCCCGCCTGCCGTGATCGTGCGGCGCTCCGGTTGGTAGCCGGCGAGGGACATGCGGTTCTCCGGTCAGGCGTCAGGCCGGGCGACCGTCGATGTAGACGCCAGCCAGCGAGCCCTTCTGGAGGATCTCGTAGGCGAACGTCATCGACTGCCACTCGTCGCCCACGAGCGAGTAGTCACCCTCCGGGGAGAGCTTGACGTAGGGCATCAGCATGTCGCGGTTGGCGCCCTTCGGGTTGTCGCTCACCCACTTCAGCGCACCGTAGATCGACTGCGACGACGAGACGACCTGCTCGCGCGTGACGGCCGCTTGGTTGTACGTCACACGGATGTCGGTGTCGGCAGGGATGTCCACGGAGCCGGGCAGGACGTAGATGCGGCCGAGTTCCTCGTCCACTTCCCAGTTGCCGGTGGCAGCGACAGACGTGGCGAAGCCGGCGCCCTTGTTGACCGTGATGTTCGACAGCCGACGCACGCCGCTCGGGTTGAGCGCCGTCTCACCGATCTGGTAGAAGCGGCCGGGCCGCGCAGCCGTGATGGTGAAGTTCTGGTTCGTCTGCGCCGTCTGCGTCACGGTGGTCGTGCCCGCCGACGTGAACAGCAGGCCCAGATTCTCCATCGAGATGTTGTCGGTGGTGAACGAACCGGTGCGGTCGAGTTGCAGCGTGACCGAATCGTCCTTGATGCGGATGCCGCCAGTGGACGCGAAGTGATCCAGCACCTCTTCAGTCGTGGCCAGGGTGAATTCGGGCACGTTGCCGAAGAAGAGCTCACCTTCGCCACGGGTGGCACTGGTGATGCCAGCCGCGAGTTGGGCAGCGGTGTAGCGACTGAAGAACAGCCGGCCACGGCCGAGCGTGTAGTTCTTGCCGCCGAGATCGGACGTGATGGGCATGTTGGGCTCCTAGAGGGTGGACGCGAAAACCGCAGGTTGAATTTTACTCACGCGAAATTCGAGCAAGCCCAACCTGCACCGGAAGGTAGAAGAAACTCTTGCTCGAAACATTCTCGGTCGGCGGACGGACAACGCCCATCTGCATCTCGAAATCGACAATCAACTGCCCCAGCATGTAGTGCTCGGGGAACTTCGGATAACCCGTGTTCGGGGACGACGCGACAATGCGGTCAAGCCGCTTCTCCACGTCGTCGAGCAGCAGGTACACCGGATCGGACGGGTTGTCCTTGTCGTCCGGGCACCAGCCCTGAATCAGCAGCGGCCATCGGTCGCGCCGTGCTTCGTTCTCGCCCGCGAAGAATGACACCCCGCCACGCGGCGCTTCGAGGATCGACAGCATCAGGTCCGGGTCGTTGTCACCGAAGCGTGAACGACCACGGAAGACGCGACCCGCGAGCGTGGCCGGAACGGTGCGCCCTTCGTATGACGAGGGAACGATGCCCTCCAACAGCGTTGTGAGCGCCTTGAGGACTTGCAACTTGATCGGGTCAGCCACGGCCGCTCAACCTCGCGAACTGACGCAGGAACTTCTGCGTGGTCATGCGCTGCACATCGGGCGTGCCCTTCTCGGCGACATCCTGGAACACCTGATCGACCGATGGTCCGTAGAGCAGGTAGAGGTTGTTCGCGAGTTGCACTGCGGCCGTGCTGTTGGCCAGTTGCTCCCCTTGCCTGAGCCGAACCGCGAGACCGATGTTGTTGTTCTTCAGGCGCACCAAGAACGCACTTGGCTTGCCGTCCTGGCGAACCAACTTCACAGCCCGGCCTGCAGCCTTGACACGCAGCGTCAGGGGCTTGCTACGCGAGTTCTCAGGCGTGGCATTCCCGGCAAAGCGAGCCAGCGAGGTCGGGCGGTCCCGAGCGGTGATCGTCGCTTCAATCGCACCGCGCGTGGCCTTGCGAGTGACACCGAAGCGGTTGCCTCGCAAGTAGTTCTTCGGGAAGCTGATCTGCTTGCCCATCGCGCTGCGGAAGTCCACTTCGGAGTCGCGAGCCGTCTCGTTCACGGCAATGACCATCGCTTTCGTCGCGATCTCCGGGAGCGCGACGAAGTATTCGGTGATGTCCTTCAGGGCATCCGCGATGATCGAGACGGTCATTTCTTGGACACCTGCCAAGCGACTTCGGGCCACGACTGAGCGTCGGGCTCTTGGACATCCAGAACGAACTCTTGGCCCGGGTGGGTGTCAGGGAACGTCATCACACCACCCCGCTTGAGCGTGATGGGGAATCCGCTCAAGTCTTCCGGGATTAGCACGATTCGGTCAATGCCCTCGATCACTTCTGCGTAACCTGCGCCGTCCGTGAGATCGCCATACGGCTTGGCGAGACGGTTGTGCAGGCGAGCGCGGAGTTCAACGGCACTCACCGAATCGTCCGTGTAGAACGCTCGCACGCCGAAGGTCGCATTGACCGTTCGGCGCGCAAGAGACTTCACCGAAGCGAAGTCGAACGGCATGTCAGATGTCCTCGGGCTTCTTGTCGAATTCGGCCACCGGGACGGTGATGACATCGGACAGCGCGGCCGGGTTGACAGCCTCGATCTGCGCGATCTCGTCGTCGGTGAACTCGAAGGGCTTGTCCAGCGGCGGCGTGACGCTCTGCTTGTTGCGAAGAACGACGACCGACTGCAGGGGGACACGAATGGGCATGTGGATCTCCTTGGGTGAACTCAGGGGTGGCCGAAGCCACCCCTTCGCGGGTTGCCGTCAGGGATTAGCTGACGATCAGGCGGAAGCTCGCGTTCGGCTTCTTCGGCACCATCAGCGGAGCCGACTGGGTGAGGATGAACTCACCGCTCGGGTCTTCCTGGCGCCACATCTTCTGGTGACGCTCCAGCGGCAGCAGGTTGGCGTCGAAGTCCTTGATGGCACCGAAGCAGCGCACGCCCTCGATGTCAGCGAAGCCGACGACGTTGTTCTGCGGCATGTAGAACTGCTCGTTGCCCGCCTCATCGACGAACTTCGAGCGGTCCACCCACAGTTCCATGGCGTTGCCGCCAAAGATGCCGCCGTAGCGACCCATGTACTCCTGACCGTCGAAGCCGTCGAAGTCGCGCTGGATCTCGACGGTCTTGCCGCCGAAGTTGCGGTCCTGCTCGGCCTTCAGGTCAACGCGGGCCGTGAACAGATCCCAGGCCGTGCCGCCGAAGACGATGCGGCGGATGGTGGCGCCCGAGCGGTTCTGCGCGTTGATCCGGGCGTTGCGGATGTCGGCCAGCGGCGTTGCCGTGCCCGCGCTCCACAGCGCACCACCCGACAGGGTGTACGTCAGCGAGGCGTGGCGCTGGAAGTTCACCGTGGTCGTCGGGTAGTCCTCGCCGGTCAGGGTGACGCTCGCCTCGATCAGCGCACGCGCGGCCATCCACTCCATCCGGTTCGCCAGCAGCGTGTCGTGGTAGCGCAGCACGTCGGCAATCGCCGCGTCCTTGCGCTGCTGCGGCGTCAGGCTGCCCGCGATCAGTTGCTCACCGGCACGGCGCTCGATCACGCGCGACGGGTCGATGGAGTCCTTGATCTTGATGTAGGCCGGCTTGAACGACAGGCTGGTGTACGGCTGGACACCGCGCATGCCCTTGCCCTGGACGTTCGGCACGACCAGCGGCGCGAGCTTGCGGTAGTCGGCGTTCACCACGTCGAAGAAGATTTCCTCGGTGGTGAAGTTGATCTGCCGCGTGAAGAACGTGCTCCAGAAGGCAGGCGTGGACTGACGGATGTTGCTGGTGATCTCCAGCAACTCCGCGGTGGTGTAGATATCGACGGCCACGGTGGGCTCCTTTCGTCAGGTGTTGCTGTGGATCAGTTGGCGAAGCCCTGGCCGAGCCTGCCCAGGCGGAACAGCCCGTTGAAGAACGCCTCGCGCTCCAGCCACGTGTCGAACGCGGCGTTGGCGTACAGCGACGTGTTGTACGTGGCCAGCAGGTCGTCGTTGAACTTGCCGGCGTAGGCGTACTGGCACGAAGCGCCGTTGGCGCACGGCTGCATCACCAGGACGGCCTGCAGCGCGGTGTGCGTGCCGACCACGAAGTCCACGACGCCAGCCGCGGTGCGGGCGGCGATCTGGTACTTCGTCTTGGCGCCGGTCGCGACGGCCGAAGAGGTCTTGATGGGTTCGTCACCAGCGAGCAGTTGTTCGGGCGTGTTGCCGGCGTAGGTGAAGCCACCAGCGAGATCGTTGACGGGCATCTTGTGCTCCTTGAGTCAGGTGATGTGGGCGAGATCAGTGCTTGCCGGCGTCGGACTTGGCGTCAAAGCCGCGCACACCGACCTTGCTGGCCGTCTGCAACAGACGGGCGACACGGCTGGGCTTTTCGCCGTCGGCTTCGCCGCTGGCATCGGCACCGATGTTCGGGTTGCCCGTCGAGTCCATCGCGGCGCGGAAGGCGTTGCCAGCCGGCGCAGTGGCCTTGGGGGACGCAGCGAGAATCGCCTTGGCGGCGTCCACGCTCATGTCGGTGTTCAGAGCGAGGTGGTTCGCGAGCGACTCGCGCCCCTTGGCTTCCTCACACGTCTGGATTCCCGAAACACGGGCACGCTCCGCCTTGGCGGCATCGTTGCGAGCCGCCGCCAGTTCCTCCGGGGCGGCCTTGTTGTCGGCGCCCGGCTTCGTACCATCGGACATTGCGTCCTCCTTCTTTCGCAGTTGAGAAGTCGAGCCGGAAAGCTCGCCCAGGAACGCGCGGATCGCCTCGCTTGGCGATGCCACTGCGTCGATCAGGCCGAGCGACAGTGCGTCGTCAGCCCGGTAGGTGCGAGCCTCGGTGGCGCGCACTGCCTTTTCGTCCATGCCGCGCCCCTTGGCGACCACGCCCACGAAAGCGGCATACGACTTGTCGATGTTCCTCTGGATGTCGGCACGCACTTCGTCAGGCAGATCCTCGTAGGGGTTGCCATCGACCTTGTGCTTGCCGGCGTGGATGAACGTGACCTGAACGCCTTCCTCCTTGAGCATCTTCTCGAAGGAGACGTGCATGGCGACAACACCGATGGAGCCGGCACCGCCGCTGGGCGTCGAGACGATCCGGTCGGTGCCGACAGCCATGGCGTAGGCAGCCGAATATGCATTCGAGTCGATCACCGACATCGTGGGCTTGCCGTTGGCCAGTCGCTTGATGTCGGCCGAGCACTCGAAACAACCTGCGGCTTCCCCGCCGTAGGAGTTCACGTCGAACACGATCCCCATCACGTCCGGGTCTTGTCCGGCTGCTGCAACTTGCTGGCGAATGAAGTTGTAGCCGGTGACGAAGCCCCACGAGTACGAGAAGCGGTTGATCAGCGTCCCGTGAACCGGGATCACGGCAATGCCGCTGCTGAAGGCAAACGGCTTGCGCTGATCGACGGCTTCGAGTCCGTAAGACGTGACCAGTTCGGTGCGGCGTTGCAGGAACGCGGCTTCCGCTTGGTCACGCACTGCGTTCGACAGGGCACGGAGGTCCGACGCGAGACCTTCGTAATGCGCAGCAACGGCCATCTCGCGATGGTGGATTCGCGAGAGGACGGAGCGTGCGACGAAATCACTCATTGCGTACCTCTTGTGGAGTGCGGTGTGAATTGTACCGACTATCGAAATGCGACTACTTGCGCGACTCCAATGCGCGCACTCGCTCGACGTAGCTGTTGAACTCCGGGCGGGTGATGTAGGCGGCCTGCATGCCTGCAATCTGCCCCTTCAACTCGGCAATCTGCATCGCCATGTGCTTGTTCTCGATTACGATCTCGGACAACTGGCTATTCACCCGCCACATGAAGTTGCCGGTGAAAGCGAGCGCGGTCGTGACCACGGCAAGCATGATGGTCTGGGCGTGCCTGCGCCACAGCCCAAACTCCACGGACATCAGGTCGTCTTGAGAACCCACGGTCAGTTCCTCTATTGCTGCGAATTGTTTCCGTCGCGCATGGTGTCCTGCGCGTCGTTCGTTCCCTGCTGCGTTGCGTCCATCGAGAACGCGAGATCCAAGCTCTGCGCAAGCCGCTGCTCGCGGGACAACTGCTTGAAGACCTTCCGGTAATCCGTGCCCAGGCGAGCGCACTCCTGCTCATGGGTAGACAGGCCGCCCTTGATCCGCATGAGAGCCGACTGCGTTTCCTTGAGTTCGTCGATCTGTCCGCGCGAGGCACCGATCCAGTCGCAGGCGCACAGAGCCTCGCGCAGCACCGGGTCGCCGTAGAACGTGTCGAGCGTGAAACCGGGCGGCAGCGGGACGTTGCCAGCGTTGATTTCTTCTTCGAGCCACAGCAAGTAGATCATCGTGGCGAAGCGATCCGCCACGTTCTTCTTGCGACCCTGCATGTACTTCCACGTCTGACCCATGCTCGCCCGAGCGGACGAGTAGTTGGTCTTCGTGTAGTCGCGGCTGTACTCTTCGTAGCTCAGGCCGAGCGCAGCAGCGATGTGCCGCTGCAGCGATTCCTCGAATCCCGTGCCGACGCCACCAGGGGTGCCCATAGGGCGAAGGTTCAACTTCGTTCCAGGGAACAGGTGAGGCATCTTCACGCCGTCGATGGCGATGCCGCCCGCTGCGCCCACGTAAGACTGCAGGGCATTGAGGTACTGCCCGAGCATGTCCCCAAAGCCGGTCTGACCAGCGCCCATCGCGCCGAACACGACTTCGCGCGGAAGTTCTGACTCCACGGCTGCAGCGTAGGTCGCGTTCACCACGGCGTTCTGCAGCGTGATGTCCTTGAACTTCTTGGTCATCCGCATTTCCTTCAGCACGGACACCATGTCGCTGATGCCGCGAGTCTGGTCAGGCTGAAGTTGCTCGATGATGTGGATGACCTGTCGGCGGCCCCAGGGCTTCGTCGCTTCGACGTAGCGCCACGACCACTGGCTGTTGTCGAACCAGTAGTCGTATGGGTGGGCCACTCGGAAGTAGTAGCCGATGGGCTGACCGTAGATGTTGCGCTTGACCCCGCGACGGAGGAAGCGGTCGTCCATCTTTCCGTCAGGGTTCGTCAGGCGCGTCGGGCTGATCAGTTGGATCGCCGTGTTGAACGGCCTTCCTGACTGACGCACCCATTCGGCCGTACCGAGCACTTCGCCCGTGAAAACGAACCCACCCACGGCAAGCCGCACAAGACCCGTGAGGGTGTTCATCCGGCTCGCATCGAGCCAGCACTCCGGGCTGTCCGAGATCAAGTTGAAGCGACCCTCGACGACCTTCTGGAACTCTTCAGCCCAGCCTTCGTCAGTGCCGAGAAGTTCGTAGTCCGGTTGCGCGTTGACCCGGTACTGTGAGCCGACGATGCTGTCTTGGTGGGTGTGGACGACGCCGATGGCGTAGCCGTCGTTCTGCACCATGTCCCGCGAACGGGCGTCGGCGTCATCCTTGACCGGGTTGATCTGCCGATCCGGCGAGATGATCGGGGCCGACCACAGGGCGGTCTCGCGGCTAGTTCGCTGCGCCCCTTCAAGTCCGCCGCCGACAGCCTTTTGCACAGGCGGCGCGATGTCGAGGGTCAACTGCATGGCGTCAGAACAGGAACGATGCAGGGCCGTACTGCGTGGCAGGACTCGACTTGGCGCCGCAGGGCGTGCCGAGTTTCAACTCCAATTCGGAGATGTAGTTGTAGAGCTTGGGCGCGCTGGCAGCAACGAATTCGAGGCGCTCACCATTCTGGTCAACGACCACGCGCGGGGAAGTGCCGGTCATCAAGGCGTGGTACGCCTTGCGGGCTTCATCCAGAAGAGCCTGAGTTGCAATGATGCCTGCCATCGCGTGCCTTTCGTTGTCGCCTGCACTGACTGTGGACTCTTGGGGATCAAGCAAGAGCCTTGGCGAAACTGCTGAAATCGTATGCGGATTGTAGCGGGTTGGCGAAACGTGGTTTCTCTTCCGGCTTGCGCACCAGATCGTTCTTATCCCACTCGGCAGCCCATCCAGGCGGATCATCCCACCTGATCTTCTCCGCTCGAATCAGTTCCGACACGCACAACCCGATTGAGTAGTAGCTCAAGTCCCATGCCTCGTTGCGCTGACCTGACAGGTTCTCCCATCCCTTCTCGGTACGCACCTCGACGCACATCTCGGAGAAGAACGAGTCGCTCAACCAATCCGGGAAGCGCATCATCCCCTTGCCCGGCTCCATACAGTCTAGGCGGCCGTCCAGGTCGTCTTTGAGCAGGTTTGACTGCAGCAGAAGAATCGGAATGTCACCACGCGCACCGGCCTTCATGTCCTTCTTTTGCGAGTCCGGGTAGCTGATTCGCGTGCGCGGCTGATTGGGTGAAGGATCACCCTTGAGCAGAATGAAGCGTCGATGCTTGTTTTGCTCAACTAGGCGTCGGTAGTAGCTGTACGCCATGGACGTAACGCCTGCTCGACCACCGGAATCACAGCCGACAATCTTGATTCCCATCATGCGACCGCTGCCGTCGTCAAGCGGGTACTCCTTGTCGATGACGTGCTCGGTGATCTCATCCCAGTCTTCGACATAGGCCGAGGGCTTCACCCAAAGGCGTTCATCGTCGTGATCAGTTCGCTTGCTCTTGCGAATGTCGAAGCGATCCACGAGAACCATGTCGAACTTGAGGCCGGGCAAGATCCCGTAGACCTGGACGACGAACATATTCTTCTGCACGTCCACTGCGGCCACGAGAAAGCGCACGCCCTTGGGGACGTGTCGCGGTGCCAACTTCTCAGCACGCGCCTTGAGCACTTCGGGCAAACGGGTGTCGCCTTGCGAGCGTGGTGTGTAGGGCTCGCCAAGGTCGTTGTTGTAGAACTTCTTGAGGGCTTCCTCTGAGCCAGTGCGAGCGTACTCGTCATTGGCGTTGAGATACATCTCAACCAGCTTGCGCCAAGACGTGAACGCGGCTGCCACGCCGCGCAGCCAGAAAGAGGCAATGCTTGTTCGAGGTTCAGGCCCGAAGACTCGGCCGGTGTTGTCAACACCCTGCCCGTCCTTGACCCACTGACCCCAAAAGTTCATCTCGTCTCGGTCGTCGGACATGATGATGCAGCCGTTGTGCGGGCATGCCATCTTGACGGTTGCTGCCTTCTCTAAGTTTGTGCCGGGCAGTTCTGCATCCCAGATCAAATGCTTGAACATGCCCTCGAAGTATTCGCCGCAGTGCGGGCAAGGCCAGTACCAGCGGCGGCGATCTCCGCGGTTGTAGAGTTTCAGGATGCCCTCGCAGGGCGGGGCTTCATGTGGACTTTGCGGAATCCACTTCGGGTTCGAGACTTCACGCGATGGTGACGACTCGGCCACGGTCATTGCGTAGGAGCCGAACGTGGTCGTGCGCTTCGAGGCAAGGTCGAAGGGCTCGCCGTCACCTTCAACGTCATCCACCATCCGATCACGGTCGGTGAGCACGATCCGACCGATGGGCTTGCCGGCCAGTTGGCTCGGAGTGGGCCACGACAGCGTAAAGAGCATCCCGGTCGTGTACTGTTTGTCGTAGCGGTTGTCCGCGTCGGCCGATGGCAGCAGCATCTCGCCAATCTGCTCACTGTGACGGTGCAGACGGTCCACGCGGCGAATGCCGAAGTCCCGGGCGTCGAGCATGGTGGGGCAGACCACCATCATGTCCATCGGGTCCACCTTGATCGAGTACGCCAGGGTGTTGATGACGAGAGCGTCGGTGTTGTGGGTTGGAATCCGATCAAGACCGGCCTGAAATAGCCTGCTTGGTGAAGTGACGCCGATGCAGCGCACAGGAACCGATTCGTGCGGAATCACCTTGTTCAGTTTGAATGCTCGGTCGTGTCGAAGAACAACGTCAGTGTTAGGGTTCAAATGTCGAGTGGTGACAGTCTCACTAGCCCCGCTGCGAAGGACAAGCCAAAGGTGGTCGGCGTCAGCCACGATGGGAGCACAGCCTGCGAAGCAGACCTGGAAGCACTCATGGTCGTGCATAACCGGCGAGACGCAGAAGACCTCGCACGGCTTGCCCGCTTCATCGTAAAGGGCATCACCGATCTCAATCGTACCCATGGTCTTCCAACCATTAAGCGTGGCAATCGGAGTCTTCAAGCACAGCGCCTTCCCGCTCTGAGCAGGCCCAACGAAGATCATCCCGTTGTACTGTCGAGAAGTGAACGTGTTCATTGGCTCGACCATGTAGGGAGCCGTTGCGTTCTTCCACTGGCCGACGTAGGCCCCAGGCTGGTTGATGTAGCGGTACTTCTCGGCTGCAGTGGCGACGGACAGGCGCTCCGGTGGACGGAGCATTGCCGTCAGGTCAAGAATGATCTCCCCGATGGAGTCATAGGTCTTCGTCTTGGATGGCTTCTTGACGTTCATTCGTTGGCACCTTGAACTTGTCCTCGATCCGCTTGACCAGATCGTCGAGCATTCCGTGGGTCAGCGACTTGATGATGTCCCGCTGCTTGTCGGTGAGTTCAGTCTGCCGCTCCACGGCGTCGGACATCAGCAGCACGGACATCTTGACGAGCTTGAAGACCTCGCCCATCTCCTGCACGACGCGCTCGGTGCGCCATAGCAGCCCGGCCTTCTCTTCGTAGTCCTGCTTCGACCGCTGACCCGCCCAGAACTCCTTCGTGAGCATCTTCGGAAGATCCTTGTGATCCATCTTCCGGATGTACGCCTCCACGTCGATCTTTGGCTTGACCAAGTACGGCGCAATGTCGTGTACAGCGTAAATGTCCGCGCCGTACCGTTTGCCAACCGGCTTGATGCCATCGACGCCAGCTTCGTAGAAGGCTTTCTGGACAGCCCTGAAATCGCGCTTGAAGAGTTGCTGAAACTGAGTCGTGTTCAGACCTTCATAGATACCGGCCTTGGTCTCTTCGTCGGCGTAGGCGCTGCCGCCCTTTTTGACCCGCTCATTGGTCGCCATTCACGTGCCCCTTGATCAATCTGCGAAGAGTCGAAGGAGGAAGAAGCAGAAGAGCTTCCATGTGCCTCGCGTGGTACTTCTGCAATGGTCGCGAGCCCGAGCGCACCTGTGCATAGGTCACGTAGGCTATGCCCAGTAGGAGCGCAGCCTTCGTCGGACCAAGCCCGATGGCTTGCTCGAAGTGCAGAAGTGCCTTGTTCATCGCATGTATGCAATGAATATACCACGCGACCCATTAGTGCTGATCGTGTGAATTGAACTACACCACTTCTACGCCACCCTTGGGTAAGTATCTGAATCTCTTGTGGAATCCTGGGGCGTAGATTCATCGGTCAGAACATAGTAGTTCTGTGGATAACCACCGTAGACCTTTGATTCAGAACGTCTTTTCTCGTTCTAACGCGAACATTCTTCGTCACGATGCAACACCTTCCGGCATCGCTAAGTCCTTGATTCCAAACGACCCCTTAGATGCTCGAAAAGCGGACTACACACCAACTACACCACGGTGAACTGGTTCATCACATCTTGTGCCGCTATCCACCACCGGGGGGGGGGGGGCGGCACTTTACGTAGCACACAAACCTGCTACAGTCGGCGCATGACCACTCCTAAGCCCAAAGGCGGACGACCACCGCTGCCACCTGAAGAGGTGCGCAGCGAGGTGATCCGCATGCGGGCAACGAAGGCCGAGAAGACGGCCTACGACGAGAGGGGTGGCGACGAGTGGCTTCGACGCGAGCTTGCGAACAAGCCGAGGTTCACAGGTAAGCGGCGCCCAAGGTGGCCGCAGAAAGAGAAGGAGTGAGTGAAGCTCTACGAACGGTTCTCTGGCCTCGACAACAAGTTCCGGGCTCAACAAATCGGATGGGCGACGCTCATCCAGGCTGAATGCCTTGAGGCGATGAAGCACTTGCCCACGGGGTCCGTGGACATGGTGCTGTGTGACCTCCCCTACGGGACGACGGCGTGTGCTTGGGACAGCCTGATTGATCTGAAGGCTTTGTGGAGCGAGTACAAGCGCGTGCTCAAGCCCTATCGAGCCATCGTGCTAACCGCGAGTCAGCCATTCACCACGACGCTTGCGGCCAGTAATCTCGAATGGCTAAAGTACGAATGGATCTGGATGAAGAACCGTCCGACCAACTTCGCGCACGCCAAGAACAAGCCCATGAAGAAGCACGAAAACGTGCTGGTCTTCAGCGAAGGTACGACAGTTCACGCCACGCAGTCGGACAAGCGGATGCCCTACTTCCCGCAGGGCGTGCAAGAGATGGCGCCGAAACTGATGAAGAAGAGCCGGCGAGTAAATCCACTCGACACGTTCTTCTCAGAGCGCAAGTCGCATGGCGACTACGTTCAAGACAAGACCGGCTACCCACATTCGATTCTTGAGTTCTCGACCGAGAACAAGAACTGGCACCAGACTGCGAAGCCCGTCGCTCTCATGGAGTACCTGATTCGCACGTACACCGAGCGCGGTCAGGTCGTGCTTGACAACACGATGGGAAGCGGTACGACAGGCGTGGCCTGCATCAACACCGGCCGGCGCTTCATTGGCATTGAGCGTGAACCGAACTACTTCGAGGTTGCTTGCTCGCGCGTGGCCGACGCCGACGAACTCTGATCCTCGTAGTCCCGCCTACCGATTGAGCAGGATTCCCCATCCTGTTGATTCGTGAACTTCCGTGGCCGAAAGTGATTGTCGAGCTACACCAAAACTACACCAGCGAAGCCCGCCGAAACGCTAAGTAGATGATTTCAAAGCGAATAAAGCGTCTCATTTGCACGACACAACAACTCGGTCAAAACCTCGTACTCCTGTGGATAAGCGCCCTAGTGCATTGATCTATAGGCGATTTCCCTCAGAAAATCGCAACATTCTTCGTCACGTTGCCACACGTTCCGCCACAGCTAAGTCGTTGATTCCAAACGACCCTTTAGACGCTCGAAGAGCGGTCTACACCAGAACTACACCACGGTGAACTGGTTCATCACATCTTGGACGCCCTTCCACCACCGAGGGGCACTTTACGTAGCACAAAAACCTGCTACAGTCGGGCCATGACCACTCCTAAGCCCAAGGGCGGACGACCACCGCTGCCACCTAAAGAGGTGCGTAGCGAGGTGATCCGCATGCGGGCGACGAAGGCCGAGAAGACGGCCTACGAGGAACGGGGTGGCGACGAGTGGCTTCGACGCGAGCTTGCGAACAAGCCGAGGTTCACAGGTAAGCGGCGCCCAAGGTGGCCGCAGAAAGAGAAGGAGTGAGTGACCAACTACGACAAGAGGCGGCTGCTGAAGGCACTTCGGATCGCGGTGGCCGCTGCCCAGTCAAACGGCGTCGATCCTTGGACGCTTAGGGTGCCACTGGCAGTCCTAAGCGATGCGCCCGATGAACCCTTCAGCGAACTTCCACAGCTTGATGATGGGGCGGCAGCAGGCGCAGAAAGCGACGGAGTCAATGTCGCCAAAGTTTAGGAAGTCGGAGTGGTTCGTCGAGGATGTTCCAATCGCACAGGCAAAGGAACTCGTCGAGAAGTACCACTACGCTCGCGGAGCGAGCCATACCCGTGTGTTCACGCACGGGCTGTATGACGACCTCGGTGGTCTCTACGGTGTTGCGTGGTGGTTGCCACCAACGAAGCCCGCGTGCATGTCGGTCAACAGACTCGAATGGAAGCGAGTTCTTTCGCTGTCCCGCATGGTCGTAGTTCCAGGCGTACCGAAGAACGCTTGCTCATTCCTGTTGGCGCGCAGTACAGACTTGATCCGCAAGGACGGACGTTTCAACTCACTAGTGACCTACGCAGATCAATCGCAAGGGCACACCGGGCATGTCTATCGCGCGGCCGGATGGACATACATGGGTAAGTCGAGCGTCACCCCGAGATGGATCGACCCAACCACGGGCAGGCAGGTAGCTACGCTGGCAACAAAGACGCGGACGAAGGCGCAAATGCTGGCTCTCGGCTACACCCTTGAAGGCCACTTCGGGAAACTCAAGTTCGTGAAGTACCTTGACCGAAGGCTTCACGAACACTACTGCGAACTCTAGGGGTCCAACAGCCCCTTCAACCTCCCGGCCGGCGTCTTCAGCATCCCCGACAGCAGTCCGTGCTTGAAGGCCGGGGATCGCATCAAGAGTTCTTGGTACTCGACCTTTGCGATCTTCAACTGCTTGCTGTTGTACTTGTCGAAGTCTCTGAAGATGTCGATGCAGGTAGCGCCGACGCAGAGACCCCACACGTACTTCTCGTGAGCGACCATCGCTGCGTCGCTCTCACTTTCGTCGTCGTACTGGACTGCATGGCGCAAGGCCATGATCTTCGCCTTCCGCTTGGCGCCTGACAGCGTGAAGCCTGTCCCTGTGTGCGCCGCATCGTTGCGCAAGGCTCGAATCCGCTCGATGTCCTCGTAGGTTTCCTTCGAGATCAACCCGAAGGCGTAGGCCGTCTTTGCCTTGGCCGCAAACGTGCCAAGCGGCCCGGCAAGATCGAACATTGACTCGATCACCTTCTTGGGAATGCCTTGGTGGCCGAAGGTCGTCCAGAGGATCGAGTCGAGGTGTTCTTCAACGAGGCAGGCCCCTACGACCACTGCTCCGCGATCTGACTCGTCGTAAACGAGTTGCATCTTCTCGACGAAGGTCTCCGACAGCGGGTCGGGCTTCTTCTTGCGAACCATCCCTTAGTCCTCTTGCCTAGCGATTGGGCAAGATTACACAAGTGGTGGATGCTTGAACTTTCGTGGTCTGAAGTGCTCTTCGCACTACACCAAAACTACACCACTTAGGCGAATGACTTCAGTAAGTGACTGATTTCATTCAGCAAACGGTGTCTCATATTCGCGTCACAACGATTCGGTCATGCCACTGCAAAGTGACTTCTGACGCTGTAAGTGTCTGATTTCATTCACCATCGACTTCCGCTGCTACACCACTTTACGTCACGCACCGACATTCGCAAGTGATTGAAATGTCGATGTATTTCTGAGCCTCACGAATCGCACTACACCACTTCTACGCCACGTGCTAATTTGGCATTCAGTCGTCATTCGGAGATTGACGTGCCAAGCGTCGTCAAGCGTGGGGATAGGTACAGGGGCCTTGTGCGGCTCAAGGGGTTCGAGCCCGAGAGCAAGTCGTTCGACACCAAGCGGGAAGCTCGGGACTGGTCCGCAGAGCGGGAGCGGGAACTCAAGCAGCGCAGGCTCAACCACCCTGCTCTTCTGCTTGATGAGGTGGTCGGCCGCTATCTCAACGAGATCGCCCCGAAGCGGCGAATGGCCGACAGTCACGTCAAGCACGACGTTCCGACCTTCAGGCGCAGGCTGAAGAACCTGACCATCGCGGACCTCACCGGCAACGGTCTGACCAAGTGGGTGCTCGACAACGCTGACGTGTCGGCGTCCACGAGGAACTGGCACCTGTGCCGTCTCTACGGCGTGCTCAGGCAAGCCGAGCAGCACTTCGACATCCGCATCCCTTGGGATGACATGGATCGCTGCCGCAGGCGAATGAAGGAACTCGGCTACATCGAGGCAGCCGGGCAGCGCAACCGCAGGGTGAGCGACGAAGAGATCGCTCAGATCAAGGCTGCGCTGCACAAGCAGTTGACCGTAAGGATGAGCGACCTGATCGACTTCTGCCTTCGTTCGTGCATGCGGATCGGTGAGGTGACGCGCATCACCTGGGCTGACTTCGACGAGGCCAAGCGGACAGTGGTGATCCGCGACCGCAAGCACCCGCGGAAGAAGTTCGGCAACCACTGTGTCGTGCCCCTGCTCAACGGATCATTCGATGTGCTGGTGCAGCAACCTCGCAGGGCGGATCGGATCTTCCCGCACCACCCGATCAACATGAGCCGCAACTTCAGGCAAGCCGCAGACCGGGCAGGCGTGCAAGACGTGGTGCTGCACGACCTTCGACACGAGGGCATCAGCCGCTTGTTCGAGTTGGGCTTCGCGATCCAGGAGGTTGCGATGGTGTCCGGGCACACCAACTGGCGCACGCTGGCTCGCTACACGCACCTACGGCCCGAAAGCCTCGTCCAGCGGGAGCAGCATCTCCGCACGCTGGCGAAAAAGAAGGCCCCGCAAGATGCGTGACATCGGGGAGATCGACCGACGCACTCGCGGGGCCTGCGCCGGGGTGGCGCCAAAGACCCCCGAGGAAGCACTTTAGCACCCTCGTCCACTCGATGTGGACTGTAGGGCCGCAAGACCTTGCGCCCTCTTGAGCCTGAAGTATTCCTCGTGAACCACTCGATCAATGACGTGCTTCTTGCCGACCTTGTACGTCATCACAGGGAAAGTTCCGGCCGCAATCTGGTTCTTTGCGGTGCCGTAACTGACTCCATACATTGAGCACACGTCCTGCACGTTGATCCAGGGCTTGTTGTCCATCACCTGTCTCCGAAAAAGCGGATGCGCGGCCACGCGGCGCTGCCGGTCGTGTACTTGGAAGCGTCGCTGCGGTCTATCGTGATGACGTAACCCACGCCCTTCTTGGTGCGATGCTCTGCAATCAGATGAACGGGGAGATCAAGCTGGTCGTACTTGCCCGGGGTCTTCGGGATGACGCCGACACAGTTCACATCCTCGTATTCACGTGGAACCTGAAGTTCGTAGCGGTCCCGTGAGACCTCTCGGCCGAGGCAGACGTGTACGGCGTAGACCGAGCCCCTGATCGTGGCGTAGAAGTCCACGTAGGCAGCCCTAGGATCACGAGGTCCGGGGTAGCCGCAGATGCCGCCACTGAGCATGCACTTGCCCATAACGAGATGAACCGCGCCGTCCACGTCGCGGGCATGGGCTTTGCGCTCCTGTCGGTCCATCTCGGGAGAGATGCCGAACGACAGCCACGTTTGTTCGATCTGCAGCAACTCCGCGAGTCGCTCGATCTTGTCGGGTCGCGGCATGGCCACGCCCTTGAACCACTTACTCACAGCCTCGGGCGCGACGCCGAGTTGCTGGGAGATGTACTGCTGGCGCCCCTTGTGCGGAGGGGGCACTAGTTTCGATGCGTCACAGGCTTCTTTTAGCCTTGCAACGAACGCCTTGCGGAACTCTGCAGTTGAACCCACCTTTCTGCTCCACTGAGCGTTGGCGACGACCACAAGGTAGCATGTTTCAACATCGGGTGGAATGTCACAAAGCGGTCGGAAGATAGAGATTTAGTCTCGATAGCCCTCCTGCCCACGCAGTTTTCTAATCAATCGCTTGAGTATGGTGAACAACTTCTCCTGTGCATCCTGCTTTGCGAGGTTGGCGTCAGCCACCAGAACATCGCGCGTGCCTTCGGCCACCAGGAGTTCCACGATGACCGGCTCAGTCTGCCCCTGGCGGTCAATGCGGCCGATGGTCTGCAGGTAATACTCCAGCGAGTAGATCAGGTCGAAGAAGACGAGAATGTGCCCGCCCTTCTGTAAGTTCAGCCCGTGACCGGCGCTCTGCGGATGGATCAAGAGCATCGGGATCTTGCCGGCGTTCCAAGCCTTCGAGCACTTGGCTTCGCGGTCCATCACGACAGCCTTGGGGAATGCCTTGGTAAGTCGGGCAAGGCTCGACTGCCAGTAGTAGGCAACAAGGATGTTCTCGCCCTGCGTTTGTGCTTCCTCGAATATCTCGCGCAGCGTGTCGATCTTGTGGTCGTGAACGTGATGAACTTTCTTGACCTTCTTTAGGTCTTCGGTCTCATAGTCCCCAACATACTTCGTTTCGTAGACCGCACCTGACGCAAGTTGAAGCAACATCGAAGACAGCATTGCCGCTGTCTTGGCCTCGATCTCAGTGCCGTCCGTCAGCGTAAGCACGAACTCCTTCTCAAAAGACTTAATCATCTGGCGCTGCTCTGCACTGAGCTTGACGTTGCGCCGAATGACTGTCGGTTCGTTACGAGGCAAGTAGTCTTTGGCCTTCATGACCAGAGAGATGTCTGCGATCTTTTCGAGAATCTCTTCTTCGGCCTGCGGGCGCAGCACGTACTTACGCTTGTACTTGTTGTGCGTGAAGTAGCGGTCCCGATACCACCCAATGTCCTTGCCGAGCCGTTCGCCGCGGTCAAGCAAATAGAACTGAGCGAACAAGTGTTCGTATGTCTCTGCTGCCGGTGTAGCGGTCATGCAGATCAGCCGCTGGATCAGTCCAGGGGTGTTGCGGACCTTCGCAAGTGCCTTGAAGCGATGGGATGTGTAGTCCTTAAAAGCCGACGATTCATCAATAATGACGAATCGGTAAGGCCACTTCGGACCATGCAGATTCACTAACCATTCGAGATTCTCACGGTTGATGATGTGGACCGATGCCGGGCTCTTCGCCAGTTGGCGCCTGATCTTCTCGCGCTCTGCGGTCTCTGCACGAGTGACCATAGCCTGCACGTCCCTTGGGCCGAGCCCTTCGGAACGGCCGAACTCACGAGCACGGCGTCGAGCATCAGCAAGGCGCGGATCGTCGTCGCTCTCACGCAGCAGCGTGTAGTTCATCCAGGCTGTGTGGCGCCATGCAGCGATCTCGTTCGGCCACGTGTCGGTCACGACCTTCAGCGGCCCGATCACGAGCACCTTCTCGACCTGGAACGACGAGATCAGATCACCAATGACGGTGAGCGACGAGACCGTCTTGCCCAGTCCCATGTCGATCATCAGCATGCAGAACGGGTGCGTCAGAGCGAACTGAACGACCTCGTGCTGGTAGGCGTGCATCTGCTCGCGCTCGTGCTGCACAAGCTCGAACTTGGCGGCGATGCGGGAGTCGAAGATGTCGGTCATAGTTCTTCGTACTCAATCATTGCGGCGCTCGTGCGCTGCTTGATGAGTTTGATGTATTCAGGATTCAACTCGCAGGTGATGGCACGCCTGCCGTGCAGCAAGGCGACAGCCGCAGTCGTGCCGCTGCCGCCGAACGGATCGAATACAACATCACCCGGGCGGCTACCCGCGAGGATGCAGGGTTCAATCAACTTTGGGGGATAGGTTGCGAAGTGCGCTTCTTTGTACGGGCGCGTTGCCACATCCCATACGCTGCGCCGATTGCGCATGGCCGTGTCGTAGGTACTTTCTTCGCGGTCTTCTCTGTGCGTGCCAACACGTTGCCCGGGAATGGCTTGAGCGCGCTTGCTGTTCGTGCGCTTGAAACTGTCTCTTTTGCTTCGAGGTCCGCCGACAGCTTTCATGTTGCCGTTGGTTTTGCCCGGAACTCGATTGCTTCCTGCCTGTCCTTCAATGTCTTGTGCCCAACGAGCTAAGGAACTCGGTGCGGCGGGCTCTTTGATCGCCTCATGGTCGAAGTAATACTTCGGGCTCTTGCTCATGAGAAAGATGTACTCATGAGATTTGGTGCAGCGATCCGTGACACTTTCAGGCATTGGATTGGACTTGCACCAGATGATGTCTTGGCGCAAGTACCAACCATCGGCCTGCAAGGCAAAAGCGACTCGCCAGGGCATTCCTAGAAGTTGCTTCTGATGCAGTCCGGTCTGCATCGACACTCTGCTCATGTCCTTGTGAACTAAGACTTGCTTGCTATCGGTCTTCTCAGACTGTCCGTGATAGCGAGCATTGAATCCGGCGCTAGTGCTGCCTGATCGCTTGTTCGCCGCGTAGCTGTCACCCAGGTTCAACCAAAGCGTTCCATCCGGCTTGAGAATCCGACGCACTTCGCGGAAGACCTCAACCATCTTCCGCACGTACTCTTCCAGCGTTTTCTCCAAGCCGATCTGGCCCTCGTGCCCGTAGTCGCGCAGACCGAAGTAGGGCGGGGAGGTGACACAGCACTGGACGGTCTCATCGGCCATCCATTCCATCTCGTCAAGGCAGTCGCCTTGCAGGATTCTTAGATTGCTCACTTCAGAATCTCCATCGCATCACGAATGTTGTCCACTGGGCCGAAGACCTCTGCACCGTGCTCGCGCATCTCACGCGCGACGAGGGCCTGTTGACGTCGCAGATCGTCACCTTCCCGCTTGACCTCAATCCAGACAGTCCGACCTCTGCGAATGGCCACCACGTCGGGGCAACCGCGGCGACCGTCAAACACGACCTTTTGCGCGAACCAGCCGCGCCGATGCGCGTGCTCGATGATCTCGGACTGAAGATTGCTTTCTTTCTCAGTCTTCTCGTAGAACGGCTTCTTCACAGCGCATCCCCCTTCTTGCACTTCGAGCACAGCCGACGACCCTCAGGAACGTGCCGGTACTCCCTCCAGGCGTCTCGCACAGAATCACGCTCCTTGCCGCACAAAGCCTTGCCGGTGACAGCATCGACAATGTGCAGGGTCAACTGCTTTGGCAGCAGGCCGAAGAACGTGCCAGTGCGACCACGGAGCGCGGGGTCAATGCCGTCGAGCCCTACGTCCTGAAGGATCGCGTATGCCTCGCGAATGTAGCGGTCGTAGTCAATGTCGTCGGGCAATCTATCGGGCAGTTCCATGCACGGCTTCGCGCCGATGCTCGCCGGCACGGTCTTCTTGTCTTTGACGTAGACCAAGGGGCTCCGGTTGCCAGTGGCGTAGTACCAGCGGATCGTCTTGCCGACGTACAGACCGTCCTGCTCGGCTCCACCCGTGACTCGACGCACAGTGACAAACTTCCGAATGTCCTGGCACTCCCGGATGGTCTTCTCGATCAGCGTGCCGTGAGTCAGGTAAGCCACGGCAGCATCAGTCGAGATGTCCATGTCCGGGTTCTTCTTCTGGCCCGCTGCGCCCGGTAGCCCTGGGCCGGCTTCGGTGTAAGCACCCTTGCGCTTTGCTGACACCTTGCCGGTCTTCCCGTCTCGCTTCACGGCAATGTAGGAGTTCACGTCGCGCGAATGCAGCGCGAGGTATTCGGTTTCCTCGGTCGTGAAGCCGGTCTGCCACTCCCAGTCGGTCACTGCAGCCAAGAAGTCGCCCCGGCGTGCTCGTGGCACCTTGGTGACGAAACCGTCCGTGTTGGCGCTGACAACGGGCATGCCCATGAGTTCGAGTTGCTCGATCAGCATGAGCAACGACAACTGCCCGGTGATCGTCGTCTGGATCAGGAGGTCAGGGCTGTAGAGAACTGAGTAGGGAGAGCCAAACTTGCCGAAGCTCCCGTTCAACACAATCTTGAGCGTTTCGGCAGTGTTCTTGTCGCCCTTGATCTTGGCTTCAATGCGCCTCTGAATAATGCTGGAGTAGACCCCCAAAAACTTCGAGCCGATGTGCTTTGGATACAGGGCAAGGTTCTTGATGATGAACGGGTAGTAACTGGTGACATCTCGATCCAGCAGGACATGCTCGTCATCTGACCGATGGGTAATCTGACTCTCTGTCGAGTGGATACCACCGTTGCCTAGTTGGTACTGCGAGTCGCCAATCGTGATCAGCAACTTCTTCAACTCGTCGGGTAGATGGATGATTCCCTTCGAGTCTACGTAGAACACGGCGTTCTTGACGGTCTCGAACACGTTTCGCATGTAGCCCGTCTGAAACTCAATGAAGGCAGGCGGCTTGTAGCGAAACGAGGTCTCCAGGTTGCCCGGGTCGGGCTTGTAGAACTTGCGGCCGGTCAGGCGCTCCATCTCGACCTTGATCACCGCTTCGGCAATCTGCGCATCGCTCTTGCTGCGAAGGTCGATGCCGTACTCCTGACTCATCACCGAGCGAAGGTCAATCTGAGGCTTCAGGTCATTCAGCAGATCCCGCGTCGTCGCCAGATCGTTGCCGTGGTAGCCGCGGACAACCGCCCTAAGTCCTGCGTTGATCCAGTCCGTGTGGTGAACCGGCATCTCCTGCATCTTGCGGGAGTGCAGTCGGCCACCGAGCAACTTGAGGCTAGGCTGCGTCGGGTAGCCAGGGCTAACCTGCATCAAGTCAACGTGATCTAGCCAGTCCGGGATCGACAGCCCGCGGCGCTCCATGAAGACCCAATGGGGAGTGCCGAACTCAATGATCTCCTGACTGGCCTGAACAAGTTCCTCGTTGCTTGCGCCACTCATGGCGAACAACAGCAAAGGAATGTCGTACCCAATGCCGTTGAACGAGAAGATGCGCCACTTGCGGCAGATCGTGGCGATGCCGGCCTTGTCGAGCGGCTGGCCCGGGAACATCTCGAAGACCTTCTGCCGGCCGTCCTCGACCGACAGAAAGCCGATGCTGTAGTAGTTGGGCAAGACCTCGGAGTCGAAGACGGCGCAAGGTCGCTTTTCGAGGTAATTGGGCATGAACGAAAAACGCCCGGCATCACCCGGGCGTTCCCTTCTCTACTGGTTGTGGAGGCGCGGCGCGTCAGAGACCGTCGTCGTCATCCATGCCGTCGCCGCCACCGTTGCCACCGTCCTCGGCAGCCCAAGCGTCGGTGTCGTCCACGCGGCCTTCCCCGAACGGCTTGTCGTCGCGGATGAACTGCACGCCGACGAGGCCAGCGTTGACCCGCCTGCCGTAGCCGGCGCCGACCTTCTGTCCGTCCTGATACCACGGGCGGATCATGATGTGGCCCCAAGCGCCGCCGTAGATCAACTTGTTGATCGCGGCCGGCTCGGTCACGAGGTTGGCCTGCTTGTCACGCACGCTGGGCTGGCGCTCTTCGCGGGCCGACACGATCCAGTGGCCGGCGTAGGTGTCGGCCTTCTCATGGTCGTCACCGTTGCGGATGAACTTCTTGTCGCTGCTCACCGTGGGGGTGACACCCTTGCCGTCCTTGTTGGCGGCCAGGAGTTCGTTCATCGCCTCGACGATGAGTTCCTTGGCAGCCGCGTGCGTCTTCTTCGGCAACATGCCGACGATGCCGAACTTCGGCTTGCCGGCCTGCGAGCCGTCCGGGTTCTTGCCCGAGTAGGGCTTGTCCAGGTGCGGGTACGAGAACCGGACGTTCTCGATCTTGATCATGCCGTTGGTGTACCAAACGACATTCGCCGCGCGCTTCTTGATTTCGAGTGTGGCCACTTCAGATTTCCTCGTCTTCAGGGGTTACGGTGCTGTCGGTGAACGCGACAGCGGCTGCATCGACCATCTCTTGCCGACGATCACTCAACGGCACGAGGGTCGCTCCACCGGGCGGCTTGATGATGTGCCCGGCAAGGAGTTCTTCAATCTCACTTGGCTTCAACTTCAGTTTGCGACGCAGCAACTCCTGAGCTTGGTTCGGTGAGACCATTGATTCGGTGATGATCTGATCGCGGGAGAGCCCGGCGTCCAGCAGGACACGCTTGACCTTTTCGGGGTCGCGGAACTTGCGATGAGTGCGGCTCTCGACAATCTTGTGCCCTGGCACTTTCTCGCCGCGAAGCGCGCGAGTTTGTAGTTCCTGCTCGACCGACTTGAGCCATGACTCGATGGTCGAGCGCCAGGGCAGCAACTTCGACAGGTGCAGCGTCGAGAGTTCCGCGGCAGGCGCCGGAATGACGTTGTAGCCGCCCTCCAGGCGATTCTTGAGCGTGGCGACGGACTCTGCGGATACCGTCTCGTCCACGAATGCCGACGACAGCATGTCGTCGATCACCTTGGCGTAGGCGCCGCACGTCGCCTTGACCTTGCACCAGCGGCATTGCTTTGGACCCGGAGTGCGAGGTGCGTCGAGTTGCCACGCTGCGGCCATGCGCTCGCGGGCGTATTCCTCGAACTCGCGCAGTCGCTTCATCGAGCATGTCCACTCGTCGAAGTGATCCAAGCGCGGCTGGTTGATGCCGAGCACGAACTCCTTGAAGTCGTACTTGGCGTGGTAGCGACGAACGACGCCGATGGCGTACAGCATCAACTGCGGGTTCTCTTCGGCGTAGACGATGTTCTCGGGGCTGTTGCCGAACTTGTGGTCACGCAGGTAGGCGATACCAGGATTGAGTGCAGCGAAGTCCAGTGTGCCGCCTTGATTCGGGATCGGCGTGATGTGCGAGTAATCGACGTGCTCTTCGATAAGGTGATCGCCGGGCATCCACTCGCATACGTCCACGCAACGCTGTGCGTGATAGAACATCTCGTCGTCAATGTTGATCAGGTGCCCCCAATCACCAGCCTCGACGAACTCCTTCTTTCCGAGAAGATGGTCAGGCGGCCGACCGGACTTGAGCCACAACTCGGTGATGCCGTGAGCCACCGTGCCCCATGCGGCGTCAAAGCCTGCCTCGTCGGATGCCATGACGTTCGGGATCAGCGAGCCCGAGCACGCAAGGAACATCGGAGAGCCACTGGCGCCGAAGACGGAGTGCCCACTGCCGTCCTTGGCGCGTGCAACGAGATCCAAGATAATGCGGTGCTCAGTCATCGGGAGTGACGCCTAACCCGGCGCTCGTGTTGTTGGTGCTGTTGATCGCCACTCCAGTAGCCCACGTTAGGCAATCATTCAAGTCATCACGCCTAAACATCCTCAGGCCGCTACGACAACGGGTATGTGCCCGTGCGATGCCGGCGTGATGGCTTGAATGGGCGCCGCCCTAGAACGGCGCCGGTCCGACTTGCCGCAGTGCTGCGGCAAACAGGCTTCAGACCTCTTCAGCTTCCGCGAGCTTCGCCTTGGCGGCGTCGTAGCAAGCGTCGATGAGCTTCGGGTCGGTGATTTCGGCCATCTTGGCGGCCTTGCCCACGTCGGTGACGATGGACTTGGCGACCGGCGTGCCGAACCGCTCCTTCACCTCGTTCAGGGCAGCAGTCATCTCTTCCTTGCTGTGCTTCGGGGCGTACTCGGCAGCAGCCGGCTTCGCGGCCGGGGCGGGAGCCGGCGCAGCAGCCGGCTTGCTGGCGCCCGCGCCCTTCAGCGCGGCGGTGTTGGCTTCGACGGCGGCGGTCAGGGCCTGGATGGCTTGTTCGAGGGACATGGGGTTTCCTTGTAGCTACAGGGGGTGGCCAGGGTTGCAATCAGTCCGTTGCGTGGCCAGTTCAACGGGCTGTGGAATCGACGACTACAGAAAGACCGTCTGGTCGGTGTAGTCGCTGAAGTTCGGCGAAGTCCACCCGGCCGGCTTCTGGATCTTGCCGTTGGCGTCACGGACGCACTTGCCGTCCGGGAACTTCGCGAGGTTGGTGTAGGTGCCGTGCGCAATGGCGCGCTCGGGCTCCGCCGCGGTGCTCATCACGCCGCCGATTGAAACCCACGCGAGATCGAAGTCCGCATCGATCAGTTCGGCGTGATCGGCGCGAAGAATGGCGCCCATGTGATGACCTTGCTTGAACTCGTCGGCGTACTTCTTCAGTACAACCACGAGGTTGTCGAGGTGCCTCTTGTCTTCGGGGAAGATGGCACCGCCGATGATCGCTTCGATCTTCTCAGCCATTTCCTCAAGTTGCAGCCCGGTGTAGAGGGCTGCCTGCTTGGCGTTCATCTTGCCGGTGGTTTGCCCACCGATCTGCATGAAGCCACGTACGGCGTCAACAAGTTCGATCTCGCTCTCGCGAACGGCTTCAATCGGCATGTGGGATCTCCGGGTTTCGGGGGTGTGGGTGTCGTCGCGGTTGCTTGGTATCACCGGCTAAACGGTTCTCTTGCGCTGCCGACTGGCCACGGCTCGGGCCGCGACGACGGGATGGACTGTAGCACGTTCTGGAATGTCGTCAACTGTTTGTTGAGTGTAGACTCGCGCCCCACTGTCTGGAGCCACCCCATGCACTTCCCACCGTGGATCGACCGAGACCGCAGCCCACAGAAGCGAGCACAACTACGACTGAAGTTCATGCTCTGCCACGCGACCCTGCGCGTCTACGGGCGCACCTCGATGCACGACCTCGCGCGTGACGCAGGGGTCAATCACTCGTCCATCTTCAACGCGATCAACCGCGGGTGGTTCACTGCCCCGATGGCCGAGCGGATCGAGGCGGCTCTTGGCAAGAGCGAGCTTCCGAGGGAGTGGTTGATGAAGCCGCTGGACGTGCAGAACAAGGAGACTGCGAGTGTCTGACAGCACCATCACACGCAACTTCTTGGCGCTGCACGGACATGCGCTGATCGACCAAGGCTACACCGTCGTCCCGATCCAGCAGGGCAAGAAGGCTCCAGGGTTCGACGGCTGGCAACACTCCAAGCCCTCCAAGACGACCGTTGACTCGTGGCTCGACTCGGGCTTCAAGAATGCCGGGGTCGGCATTCTGACGAAGTACACGTGCGCCATCGACATCGACTGCATGGATGAGGCTACTGCCCTGCAGTTCGAGCGCCGCTGCATTGAGTTGATGGGCAAGGCACCTGTGCGGATCGGCCGGGCGCCGAAGCGCCTGTTGCTGTACCGAACCACCGAGCCCTTCCGCAAGCGGCGCTCGAAGGTCTATCGGGACGAGTGGGGTGACAAGCAACTCATAGAAGTGCTCGGGGACGGCCAGCAGTTCGTCGCGTTCCACATTCATCCTGACACCGGCAAGCCCTACACGTGGGTGGGCGACGTGTCCCCGCTGACCGTGCGGGCGAGCGATCTGCAGGAAGTCTCAATGGACGCCATCGAGACGTTGATCGCGGAGTTCGAGACCCACGCGGAAAGCAGCGGGTGGGAATTGGTGAAGGCCGACCGCAAGGCGCCCAGCGCCAGCGGCAAGATCGACCACGACAACCCTTTCATCGAGGATAGCCACGCTGTCGAGATCAGTGACGAAGAACTTCGCTCCCGTCTGCTCATGGTGCCGGGCTCGGACGACTACGACTTGTGGTTTCAGGTCGGGATGGCTCTCTACCATCAGTACGACGGCGACCGCACCGGCTTCGACCTGTGGAATGAATGGTCCGAGACCGCAGACAACTACGACCCTGACGCGCTGGAGCGCCACTGGCCGACATTCGGCATTCAAGGAAAGAAGCGTGCCCCACTGACGGCGCGATTCATCCTGCGGCTGTCCAAGGAAGCCGTCGAGAAGACCGTCCAGGAGTTGTCGATCAAGCTCCGCGACGCCTTCACCAACGCGAAGGACTTGAGTGAGTGGGAGAAGGCTCGCCAGATGGCACGTGAAGCCGAGATCGACGGTCTGTCCCGCTCGACGCTGGCAGTCATTGCGAAGGACCGCAGAGACTCGATCACCGGCACGAAGACCTCACTCGTCGAGATCCGCAAGGCAATCTCGTATGTCCCAAAGAAGAACGACAAGATGCCGTCGTGGGCCGAGAACTGGGTTTACGACGTGAGCGACGACAAGTTCTACCACCTGGAGCGGAAGATCGCGACATCGAAGCAAGGGTTCGACGCGATGTACGACAGGTACGCCTTGACCAAGCAGGACATCCTCAATGGGCTACAGACGCCGACTCGCTCGGCAAGCGATCTGTGTCTGACGATGTACCGCATTCCGACCGTAGACGGGCGGCGCTACATGCCCGGCCGAGACAGCGTGTTCCACGAAGCCGATGGCACGTTCGCGAACACCTACCCCGAGCACGAGATCCCCGCCAAGCCAGAAGTGCAGTTGCCGCGAGACAAGAAGAACGTCGAGCGTGTGCGAGCGCACATCGCTCATCTGTTACCTGACCAGCGGGAGCAGCGGATGTTCCTCGACTGGCTGTCATGGATCGTCCAGAACCCGGGCAAGCACGCCAACTACGCCATCCTGCTGCAGGGTGTCGAGGGCGACGGCAAGTCCTTCTTCGCCGAGTTGATGCGGACGGTCATGGGGGTGTCGAATGTCACCATGGTCAACGCAAACACCTTGATCAAGTTCCACTTCACCAACTGGGCCTACGGGCAATGCCTGTGCTGCGTGGAAGAGATTCGGATCGTCTCGACCAAGGGGCAGGACAAGTGGGAAGCCATCAACAAGATGAAGCCCTACATCACGAACAACGTGATCGAGGTGCGGCCATTGGGGGCGGCTTCGTTCAACGCCATCAACACGACCTCGTACTTGTTGTTCTCGAACTACCAGGATGCGCTGCCGCTGGATGACGACGGCCGGCGCTACCTCGTGCTCTTCTCGCAGTGGCAGCGCAGGACTGAACTGCTGAGGTTCAAGGAAGCCAACCCCACCTACTACACGAAGCTCTACGCCACGCTGAATGAGTCGGCTGGTGCTCTGCGGCAGTGGCTGCTCGACCACCAGCAGGATGAAAGCTTCAACCCGCTCGGTGATGCCCCCTTCACCGCGGCCAAGAAGACCATGATTCGCAAGAGCAAGCCCGAGTTCATCCTGGCGCTTGACGAGATCATCGAAGAGAACGAGACGCCCGAGATCAGCCACGACCTGCTCGACGTGACGGTGCTGTCGGACATGCTGCACATGCGCGGGATGGATGTTCCTGGACCGAAGTTGATGTCGGCGATGCTGGAGCGAGACGGCTATTCAGGAATCGGGAAGGTCCGACTTGGGGAAGGCGTGATCCACACGTTCTATACCCGAGTGCCGCATGTCTTCACGTCCACGGGGGCGAAGGGTGTGGTGACGACCGACGCTTGGCAAGTGCGCGAGTTCATCGCCCAGCGGCGCAAGTTGATTGCTGAATCACTCTAAATCAGGAATCAGAGCCCCACTTTTGCGACGGCCGCCTTCGGGCGGCTTTGCTTTTTCAGGTACATCGAGAACATCACGCACGACCCGACCACGGGTCAATTCCTGAATCACTATCTGTACCTGTTGTACCTCAAAACCCCTATTTCTAAGTCGGCGCACGCGGGAAGAAAATAAAAAATTTCCGAGCCGGCAGCGACTTGGAAACGCCCTTTTCAGGTTACGTTGAGTACGTTGGGGCACTGTTTGATCCATGAATCACTTGGCCGACCGTTGCTTGATCCATGAATCAGTTGAACGGCTGTGCCTGATTCCTGGATCAGACTGCGCTCTCGAACTGATTCAGCAATCAAACAAGCCCGATCTGCTTGATTCAGGGTTCAGGGACATATGCAATGAACTGCTTTTAAGCCGTTTTTCACAAATTTCTGCAAATCGGGGCTCTGCGCCCCCGCCCGGCTCGGCCGCCACCCGGAAGGACCCGTCGGCCCCCATGCTTGCCCTGCGGCATAGGGTCTAGGAATCACGGAAACGGGTCTAGGCGCCACGATATCGGCATGGGTGCATGCCCCCTAGCCTGAAGCATCGCGGGCTATGCTGCAGACCCGATTAGCGGGCATGCCGCGGTCGGGTCAACATGCCGCAGAGCTTGATTCAGGAAACAGGTCACCCCGCACGAGGGGATGGCCAGGGCCTGCAGATCACCCCGCACGAGGGGATGGCCAGGGCCTGCAGATCACCCCGCACGAGGGGATGGCCAGGGCCTGCAGATCACCCCGCACGAGGGGATGGACAGGGCCTGCAGATCACCCCGCACGAGGGGATGGACAGGGCCTGCAGATCACCCCGCACGAGGGGATGGTCAGGGCTTGCAGATCACCCCGCACGAGGGGATGGCCAAGGCTTGCAGGTCACCCCGCACGAGGTGATGGTCAGTACCCAGAAACGACAAAGCCCGCATGGTGCGGGCTCTGTGTGAGGCGGTGAGGGGGCCGGGGGCTTAGTCTGTGAACGTGGGGGCTTCGCTGGCGTTCGCATTCAACCACAACACTTTAAGCCGGACGGCCGCGCGGCATTGCTCCACGTAACGCGGGACGGCCGCGCGGGCTTGTTGCATCGTGCTGAAAGCATCGCCCACGTAGATATCGGGACATGCGAGACTGCGCACGCGCAACCAGTAATGGCCCGCGCGACTCTTGGTGATCGTGATCTTGGTGGCAAGGGATGACATAGCTAGGGCTCCGGGTGAATCGGGCAGTGCCCTATGCACTGCCCATGCACGAAAAGCCCCTAGGGACAAACCCTAGGGGCATGGCGCGACATCCGGCCGGGTCGATTAGTCCCGCGTCACGTCATCCGGTGGAGCTCGAATCGACGCGGGCAGGATCAAGACCCCAAGACCTGACAACCCGATGAACGCGACAAGGGCCACCAGCCCGGATGACGTGATCAGCAGATAAGCCCCGCCTAGCAGTGCACCCCATGCGCAGAGCATGGCCAGTGCAATACGGGCATGGAGCATCATCGGGCAAGCCCCGCGGCTTCATCTTTTGCAGCGGCTTCAGATTGTGCGACGTTTTCACACTGGCACCCACGCTGCGCCATGAAACGTGCCCCCCGCATGGTGCGAAACGGGCCTATCAGAGCACGGGCTTCACCCTTCCCTACGATTGTCAGGGGCAACGCATAGGCGTGCATTGCGTAATCTGTTTTCACGACATGGCGTGAAGCATCACCCATGAATGCAACAAAAATATAGCGCGCTTTCATCGGGCAGGCCCCGCAGCACGAATTGCGAGCTTCCAATACCGCGCCTTGTGCGGCGGATTGTCGCGACTGTAATGAATGGCCCGCGTTTCCTCTTCTCCCTTTTCAAAGTAAGCCCGGGTTTCACCCTGAGACTGTGAGACCCATTCGGAAACGTCACCCGATGCGGGCCAGGATGAGGGCTCCCCTCCCCTCATCCATTCGACAAGCTCGCGAAACGTGAAAGGTTCATTCTCAGAGATAAAACCCCGTTCGACCGCGTCACCATCAGCCGCGGATTCGGGGGTGACAATCTCAAACGTGATATTGCAGAGAATGGGCATGATGCAACCCCCTCAACTAACGTGAATCCACCCGCGGGCCGCGTAAACGTCACGCTCCCCCATATTTTCGGCAATGCGCTGCAATTCATCGCCTAACGTATCCCCTGAGATGCTGGCACCCGAGAATCGGAAGTGTCGCGCATCAATGGCCAGGGGTTTCCGGTCAAAGAATCCCGCCCCGTGGCCATTCCGGGAAAGGGCCAAATCATGGCCGAGATTCTCGGGCCCGTAACCCTGCAATTGCACGTCGGCCGTGCCATACAGCAGCGTCACAAACCCGGCGGCCCGCATGCGATTGATAAATTCGAGACAGTCCGACAGACAGACTGCCCGAGCTTCAGCAGTGAATCGGCTCAGGGTGTAGCGGTCCCCGGGGTTTTCATCACCATCGGTCCCTGGCATAGTCCATAACAGGCATGTCATGTAAGCCCGAACCATGGTTTGCACCTCGGGGCTAAAGGGTTTGAAAGAGAAGAGATTCACGGGTTAGCCTTTCACCATTGAGCGAACGAAGGGAGGGCCGCGTAAATGCGTTCTGCGATCCCCTCATACATAAGCGCCGATTGAATCTCCCCCCTCAATCGACAATTCATCGCAGTTCCCTTGTTTGCCGCGTAGTGCGCGAGATTTGCGGCAGCCCGCTTTGTGCCCCTGCCACCCTTCGGAAAAAGCTTGCGATAGTTGCGGCCCGCTTGGTGCTTTCGCCAGAAATTCCAGACTTCACTAGCGGGCATAGCGTCTAGATTCGGGACATTGTTGGACTCTTGATCCATAGTTCACGCCCCCTCAAAGTCTGCCCATGAGTCGGCGTCAATCTCGCAAGCCAGTTCAGCCTCGATAACGCGCCGATAGGCTTTGCCCCATGGCTCCCCATCTCGGCCAAAATCAATTCCCCCGAGAGAGCCCGCGACTTCCCCGGCCGGGTCACGCATGACACAAAACCACGTAGCCCACGGGTTCCGATACTTGCCCCCATCTTGACGCGGGCCGCGCCAGTCGGCTGAAGTGACATCCGGGTCAATAGAACACTCGAACGAGAAACCTAGATCCCGGGCCAGGGCTTCAGCCCGGGCGAGCTTGCGCGCGCCTTCGACGCGGCCCTCTTCCCGGGTTTGCGTCGCGGGATTCCATGAAACCGAGGCCCAGCGTGCAAAGAATGCGATAGGTGAAAATGCCATGCTTAGTCCCCCTTGCGAAACCAACTCCACGCGGCCCGGTCAACGGAATCACGCAGACTCCGGACCGTGAAGCGCTGCCCTTCGTAGTGCAAAACATCCTCGGGTGCCAGGGGTTCGAGCTCTGCGGTCAACCACGCAGCGCCGAAAGCCTGTTCACCCTCGGGCCCCTCGTAAACCGTGGCCAGAATCCCGTATTCAGGTTCGCCATCGGTTTCAATGTTGCGCATGATGTAAAGGCGCACCCGGCGGCCCGGAATGTAGTCATTCACCACGAGGGCCCGCAGGGCTGCAAAGGGACATTCCCCGGGCTTGAGTTCAATCATCCCCCGGGGATAGTTCCCCTCGTTGCCATCGCCACGACGATAAAGATAGATGCTCATGGTGCTAGCCCTCCCCCTTAGACTGCGTTGATGACTGTGAAGCCCGCGGCTGCCAAGCGTACGAGCCCGGGGCGAGTGTGCAGGGAGGTATAGCGGTAACCGTGGCGCACCTCCCCGGGCTTATCCCCGGGCTCGGAAGGCATGTCCGAGCTGCGGCACCAGTTGGCCAAATCGCACCCCATGGCACGTGCCCGGGCTTGCCAGTTGGCACACTCTTCCCGCGTCATGCCTTGCACGGCCGCGCGGATGTATCGACCCATGAAACGGGCTTTGCGGGCTTCGTGTTCCGGCTCTGCGGCGCCGCAGTGATCCGCCATACGAAAGCCCGCGATGGTGGCCCCGGCCAGGGCTGCCGTGGTCTTGTCATAACCGTAGCCGCAAGCACGGCCGCGATACGTGATTCCCTCTCCAGGGGTGTAAACCTCGCAACGCACAGATCCTGCACCGTCGCGCGGATATAGCCATCGCACCGTCGCGACGTGGCGACCGCGTTTATCCAGAATGACTCGTACCGAAACATTTGCCTTATCGGCGATATAGAAAGCACGGGTTGCCATGATGCTGAATTCCTAACCTAATGTTGAATCTCAAAGCCCGTAAAGGGCTGCGACGAAAAGCAGAGCTCGCGAATCCGTGGCCATCATTCCGCCCCATCGGGCTTGATCGGCGCCACGCCGAAGGCCGGACCCGTGGCACGGGTCCAATAAACCCGGCTCTCGGGCCATCCCTTCAAGCCTTCGACGTGCGGATAGAAGCCCGAAAGTTCCTCGGCCGTCACTTCGGCGCGGGCTTCGTGCCACCTTTGCAGCGTGCCACCTTCGGCACGTTCGTACACTGCGCAAAGCATCATTCCGTACCCCCTTCGATAGTGAATGAATCAGGGCAAAAGAGGTTCACCAGTTCATCCGCCACGGCCGGGGTAACACGACATGACAGACACTGGCGACCGAAAAACATGCGAAGGCGGATCATTGCGGGTTGTCCTTTCGTTGCGGGTTAGGTGTTACGGGCTTGCATTTCTGCACGCAGCATCGGGGAAGCCGGGCCAAAGGCGCCGACAATCCAAACCCGAAAAGCGAGGGGATCGGGCCGAGCTAAGACAATCCGCCGCATTTGTTCGGCATGCTCGTGGGGCATCCATTTGAGGGCCACGCGGCCGTTTCCGCGGATCATTGCTCGGGCTTTCCTGTAATTCTCACGGTTCATCATTTACGCTCCGGTTTTCTGCCTGGACTAGTGGGGGCCTAGCTTATCGTCCCCCGTGTGGTTCCCACTGCCTTCCACCATCTGCCCCGCTAGCTCTGTCGGGCCCTGGGGCCGTCGCTTGGTGCGGGGTTCGGCTTCACTGCCTCGCCATGGGCTCTATTCTCGCACGACACTGATCACCAGTGTCAAGCGTTTTTTTCGGTCCGGCTTCAGTCTCCCCCACTAGTGCGAACCCTAAGCCCGCGGGGAAGTTCTGCAGCGCCACCCAGGCCAGCAGCGCCACCCCGGACGCCAGCGCCACCCAGGCCAGCAGCGCCACCCAGGCCAGCAGCGCCACCCAGGCCAGCAGCGCCACCCCGGACGCCAGCGCCACCCAGGCCAGCAGCGCCACCCAGGCCAGCAGCGCCACCCAGGCCAGCAGCGCCACCCAGGCCAGCAGCGCCACCCAAGCCAGCAGCGCCACCCAGGCCAGCAGCGCCCCCCGGGCCGATGCCCTGCACCCGGCCGGCCCGGATCCCCCCCCCCACCCCTATATATATACAAACGCGCCTGCGCACGCACGTGTGTGAGGCCGCCACAAGCTCGACATCGTGCAAGTCCAGGCCCAGCCGCCACCAGCGCCAGCATGAACACCCAACCCATTCCTTACTTTGTGACCCTGGCCCGTTCCAAAATTTCTAGGACATAGGCAAATCCAAATTTCGGCAGGGCAAACCCCTAGTCCTGCACCGCCAGAAAGCCACTTGACACCGCCCTTCGGTGTCGCTACAGTCCACCCATCGACCTATTCATTGCATACATCGCCATGTCGCTCAAAGCCCTACGCCGCAAGCTCGAAGCCTGGGAACTCGAACATCTGCGCCAACACTGCGCCGAGCAGGCACAGCGCATCGAGGAACTGGAGCAGCAACTGCGCTACACCGAGTCCATCGCTGATCAGTGGCAGCGTGAAGCCGAGTCCTACCGTGAGCACCTGATGAACGAAGACAAGACCATCTGCCTGAACATCGATGGTCAAGTGGAGGTCGTGTGATGCCCAAGCCCCACCAAGCAGAAATCGCCCCGTCCTTCCAGGCGCAGGTCAACGCACTGTCCATCGGCGAGTCCGTCTCCAAGGTGCGAGCCGTTGACCCGAAGCTCCGCATCTCCCAGATTGCCGATGAACTTCCCGCACTGCGGCAGCAGCTACGCAATGCCGTGACCCCGGCCGTCACGCGAGCCAAGGCTGCAGTCGGTGGCTCCTACAGCATCGAGGTGGCCGACATGCCTACCCCGAGCGGCAACTACTACGTCGTGGCTGTCGTCACCCGCAACGATTGACTGCACAACCCTCTTGCGGGCAATCGAATCTGCGACTACATTCCACAAACGGTTGATCTCTCCCCCAGCGCCCGCCCTAGGAAATCACGAAGGACGCGGCATCTCAGAAAAGCCTTACCACCATCCAGCCATGGCACTCACCCCCACCCACATCATGCAGATCGCGGAGCATCACTTCGCCCACCGTGACGCGATCTTCCCGTCCATCCGCGGGCAGGAATCCATCGTGGCATTCGCTCAGGAGATCGAGCGTGCTGTCGGTGACACAGCACTTGAGTCCGACCCCCGCGTCAATCAGTTGTTCGCTCTGCTCTCGGTTGCCGATGCCGCAGGCAAGGTGGCCGACGACAAGACGTTGCTGCTCGACGTGGACGACCAGACCGACGACACTTCGGGCGTGCCGCTGCTCGACGATGCACCCCAGTCGATCACCCCTCGCGTTGCCGTGAGCAATGACAAAGTGATCGAGACAGCCTTACTGCTGAAGCGCAAGCACGGCACGCAACTGGTCAAGCAGATCATCCGCAGGGTCGGATGCGTCGAAAAGTTGAACGACATTCCGCCTGAGCGGTATGCCGACTTCATCGAATGCTGCGAGCAGGCTTTGCAGATGGACTCTGCAACCGAAGGCATGGAACTCACTTTCCGCCCTGGACCCGCTGGTATGTTGTTTCGCTATGAACCCGAGTGAACAACCCCCTCCCAACTGGCCGTTCCCGACGTACAAGGGCATTCCCGTCAAGCGGCCCAAGCCGCCGCGAGTACCCAAGCCGGCCTACCCCAGCGACGAACCTGCCCGCTTCTAGGAGCACTTCATGCGCCCGTTCGAGCCCACGACCCCGATCTACCACAAGCCCGAACCGGGCGATCCGCCACGTCGCATTCATGCCTGCACGGGGCACATCGACTACAAGTTGCGCAGGCGTCAGCCGCCGCTGCTGCTGGTTGCCGTGCTGCTGGTCAGCATCTGCGCCACCCTCGTCATCCTGTCCACCTGAGGATCTCCCATGTCCGCACTCACCGCTGGTATCGCCGGTCTCTTTATCGGCGCATTCTTGGGCGTCGTGTTCATGGCCATGCTGTCGCTCAACCGGGCCGACAGGGCCGATCTGCAGGACGATGACGATGACGGGCCATGCAGGTACGTCGCGTGCCCGTACAACCGCGACTACTGATTCCACAACCAATACAGCCCTCCACCATGGCCACCTCCCCCTTCAAGGCATTCATTCCGTTCACGTGCAACTACGCCGTTGCACCGAACCTCCCCGACCATCGTGTCGTCGATCCCAGCCCGTCCACGTGGCGCTCAATCGGCCTCACGTCGGTCATTCCTGGTGAAGACGACCTACGGGTCAACGTGGAGGTCGGCAACCTGCTGATGGTGCAGATCAACGAGCGCATCCTGCCCGGCAAGGTCCGCGACGAGGAACTCAAGAAGCGCGTGGCCAAGCTCGAAGCCGCGGAGGGCCGCAAGGTCTCCAAGAAGGAGTACGCGGAACTGCGGGACCAGACCGAGTTCGACCTGCTGCCGAGAGCATTCATCCGCCGCTCGAACATCCCGGTGTTCTTCTGCAAGCACAGCCGCATGGGCGCGCAGTGGATGCTCGTCTTCACCAGCAGCGCCAAGAAGGCTGGTGATGTCGTGGCGTTCTTGGAGTCGGTGTTCGACGACGGATGGCTACCGATGCCCGTGAGCACGCAAGGCTCCGTGCAGTCGGTTCTGACGCAGATCGTGACCGGCGATCACTACGGCACGCAGGAAGACCAGTGGTCTCCAGGCCGCAGCGCCATGCTCAAGGCCAGCGACAAGCGCACCGTTCGGGTCAAGGATGCAGCCGTGTCCAGCGAGCGCATCCTCGGGCTCATCAAGGACGGCTACGAGGTCACTGAACTGCAGATCGATCACGGCGACGAGTCGCAGCACACGTTCATCGTCAACACCAACCTCACGTTCAAGCGGGTCGATCCGGGCCACATCAAGGACACCGGGGACTTCTACGCTGACGCGACATTGCGACTTGCCCACATCAAGGCGCTGCTGGGCGAGTTCTTCCGCTCGCCAGAGGACGGCGGCGTGATTGAGATGGTGGCGTCTACGGCAGCCACCGACGACGAGGAACTGTGAGTACCTACGGCTCATCGGTATGGCAGCAAGGCGCTGATGCTGCTCGTGCCGGCAAGCCTGCATCGGCCTGCCCCTACGCCACGCTGGACTACCGCTGGGTGGTCTGGATGAATGGGTGGGTGATGGCGGCGCATCTCAAGGCTAAGGAAGACGATGAACTCTGACACTCACGACAAGTTCGCGAATCCCAAGTACACGCGCGAGGAACTTCGGGCGATGGCTCGGGCCTTTCTTGCTGAGTACGACGCGCCTGATTCGTTCACCGGATTCAATAACAGCGTACTTCTTCAGATGCGCCTCTTGCTGGCAACAAACGTGCTGGCTGAGCAGCAAATCGCCCTCATCCGGGAGATGGCGCAGTGACCACCTTCCGCGACATCCTGGCGCACCGCGGGCGCATCGTCGTCTTCACGCCGAACGCCGTGGTCGCCCTTGCGTTCGAGCAGATGGCCGAGCGCCAGCACGCACAAGTGGTCTGCACCCGCGGGTGGGCTGACCCGTATGGCCCGCTGCTGGCATGGAATCGCATCTACGCGGCTCGCGAGTATGGCGTGCTGTCGTGCGACCAGAAACGCTACATCGAGGGCTACAAGATCCACGCCACGGATCTCGTGTGGGTCGGCAATCCCGGAGATCCGGATGTCGAGGTGTGGCTCTACACGAGGCGCATGAAGGCGCTGCACCTGGGCGATGAGCACGCGCGGCAGTGGATGATCGGGGAGCAGGACTTGTGAGCCAAGTCACTGCCTACCGGCGCGAGACCATCGTCAAGGCGTCACTGCCCGCCTACGGTTACATGGGCTCTGCGGTCGCTCTGATGCACAAGGGCAAAGAAGTGATCGTGATGGCCGCTGACACCGACACGCTGCTCCAGGTAGTGCGCGACATTCGGCCGAGCCTGGAGATCGACCCCAAGGCGATCTACTCCGTGTGCCTGATGCACGACAGGCACGTCACCACCGAACAGGAAGAGGAACTCTGAATGAGCGACAAGATTCGAGTCGAGATCAACTACGACGCAGCCAAGAAGTACGCCAAGGGCGGCGAGGTTCATGAGGCTGCGTACATCATCAACGCACTGCGCAAAGCCGGCGTACCCCTGGTCGGCAGCATTCACATCATGGCTGTCGAGCGCGGCCGGCTGACCATGCACCCCGAGAAGCGCGGTGCGTCCACGGTGTTCGTGTACGAGTACCAAGACGCTGCTGTAGCCAGTGACGATGAGGAACTGTGATGAGTGAACAACGAGACGCCGCGCTGCGGCTGGCGCTCTCACCTGCTTTTGGCTGATGATTCCGAAGAAAGACGAGCCCAACCCCATTGCCGCCATTCTGATCGTCATTTTGTGGCCACTGTGGATATTTCTGGCCGTTCGAGCATGGTGGCGCGGGGACTCCTGGCCACCCGAACCACTGCGCGAGGACACCCGGGAAAAACGCGGATAGCGGTTTTCATTTTGAACAGCCGACATTCTCAACATCCTGAGATTCATCATGCCCACTGCCATCTCTATCGACCTTGAGACACTCAAGTCTCGCTACGACGCCGCCATCCTGAGCATCGGCGCTGCAGCCATCGACCTCGACACCGGCAAGCTCGGCAAGACCTTCTACCGGGAGATCAACTTGGCCACTGCCATGAAAGCAGGCAGCATCAGCCCGGACACGCTGGCTTGGTGGGTCGGGCAGAACGACAAGGCCAAGCGGGTCTTCTCGGACCATGGCAAGAAGGTGCCGCTGTCGGTCGCGCTGTACGACCTCGGGCTCTACGTCGCAGAGCACAAGGGTGCGACCGTCTGGGGCAACGGATCGAGCTTCGACATCACGATACTGGAGTACGCCTACGATCACGGTGCTGTCGGGCAGCAGGAACCGTGGGCTTACTGGGACGTGCGCGATATGCGGACCATCGTCGATGTCGCGGCTGTGGACAAGAAGAGCATCCCGTCAGTCGGCGTTGCCCACAACGCGCTGGACGACGCCATCTTCCAAGCCCACGTGATCCACCGCTGCTGGGTCAAGATCCGCAGCGCGCTCGGGCTGCTGAAGGTCAAGCCGGCACCAGCGGCCGTGCCGCAACCGGCCCCAGCACACGACGAGGACGATCTGTGAATCCGAGCTACGAGGCGATCAGGCAAGTCCTCAAGGAGTTCGGGCCGATGACCAGTTCGGAAGTTCAAGCCGTGCTGCATGGTGCCCGGCTTGCGGACGTGTCGTCGATCCTCAGTCGCATGCGCCGCCTTGCCCGGAAGCAGGTCTACATCAAGGAATGGGTGTACGAGAGCGATGCGGGTGGTCGTCACTACCCTCGGGCGGTCTACGCACTAGGCAATCGGCGGTGTGCACCGAAGCCATCCCCGAAGACCGAATGCCAGCGCAGCCGAGATCGTCGCGTGCGCGAGCGCGTGCGAAAGGAAGTCACCAAGGTCATCATCCATCGAGTCCCCAACAGCGTCTTTGCACTGTCCCAGGTGATCAAGTGAACACCACCCACATCAAGCAAGACGTGGACAAGGCGATCAAGCGGATTGCCGCCATGCCCGACAGCGAGCAGCGATCCCGTGCGATCCGCGTCTCTGTCCGCCAGATCGACGAACGGCTGCAGATCTACCGGGGTTTCTTCGACTAGCCTGAACTTTTCCGCAGCATCGAGCAGGACCGCGACCGCATCAAGGCGCTGGAGAAACCTCTCGTTTCAGTCGGACATTCCGAATGACTTGCGTCATTCGACGATTGTTCCTACATTCCACAACCGGTTGACGCCCCACATGAACAGCAACCCTCATGTCCCCACGCCCACGGGCATCGAAGCCGTGGTCTGCGAAGACATCGCCAAGCGTCAGGCTCTCGGCATCCACAAGTACGGACGGACGGTCGCAGACAACCCCCTCGAACTGAGAGCGTGGTTGAAGCACGCCTACGAGGAAGCCCTCGACCTGTCCATCTACCTGCGCCGCGCGATGGCCGAGATCGACGCCAACAACACGCCGAAGCGCCAGCCAATCGACGAAGAGCGAGACGAGGCACGGCGGCAACTCCTGAACTGCATCGACGCTCACGCTCACGCCGGAAGTCTTCTGCGAGCCGAAGCCGAGCGCATGCGGCGACTCGTCAAGGTCGCCACCGGAGACACGTGATGATCAAGCACTTGTTGCCCGCTGCGGCATGGACTTACGCGATCTTCTGCGTGGCGTCAGCGGTCGTCTGGGGCTTCACCGGCAACGTGCTTTGGGCACCCATTCAAGGTGACAGCCGCACCGCTAGCGAGTTGCTGCGCGCTGCATTCCTGCTGGGCTTCCACTCCCTCGGCATCGCGCTGTTCATCGTTCTGCTGATCGTCGAAGCCGAGAGGGATATCTGATGTTCCGCTACCTGAACCCGCTGCGAACCCCGACGCCGCGCGAGATGCTGGCCCGCATGCTCGACGAGGCGCAGAGGTCGAAGATCACGTCGGCCGCCATTGCCGAAGAGCATCAGGCCCACGTCAAGATGCTCGATGCGCGAATCGCCCGCATTGAGCGTGAGATCCAGGCGATGACCCCAACCTCCCAAGGAGATCCCACCCAATGACCACGCAGACCATGAGCGTCGGTGACATCAACCGGCGCCTCGGCGATGTCCCCGTCACCGAACGACTGCTGACGAAACTCGGCTTCGAGGCTGTCGGCCGCGACAAGCGGGCCGTGCTGTACGACCAGAAGGACTACCCGGCCATGTGCGCCGCGGTGGCCGACTACATCCGCAAGAAGGACACCGTGCCGATGCAGCCGCGTCCCGAGAAGGAAGAGAAGCCGGCGAAGGCGGCCAAGGGCACGCCGGCCGCCAGCACCACCACGTCAACGCCCAAGGGCTTTGACGAGGAAGACGAGGACGACCTGTGAATCGCGTTGTCACCTTCAACCGCGAAGTCATGTCCGTGCTCGCGGACGGCATGACCGAAACGCAGGAGGTCGAGATCATCCTCGACTCATCAACTGGCAAGTTCCATGTCGCGCTGCCCGATCACGTCTGCACGCTGCTGACGGTCAATCAGGAGATCGAGGCCGACACGCTGCAAAGCGTGGTGCAGCAGTACGAGACCTACTGCGATGCCTTCAGCCGCCGCAAGCTGGGCAAGATGCCCAAGCCGATGCTGCTGATCGCGCAGGCCGGCGGCGCGCCTATTGAGGAAGGTCTCGACGTGAGCGTCGGCCTGGGCATGCGGGAAGTCCTCGTGGACTTCTTCGAGTACGGCGCAGTCGAGGCGATCTACAACCGCGCCCCGAACGACTGCATCGGCGCGAGGATTCCAGGCGACACCTTGTCCGCTTGGATGTACACGCTGATGGAGGACCGTCCCGAGATCCGCGCCAAGTACCGGGAACTCGCGGCGTCGATCAAGCGGGCCGACGACATCCTGATGCAGATGACCAGTGTTCACGGTACGACGACCGGCATGGAGAACTACTTCCTCTCCATCTCATACGACAGCAAGCAAGGCGAACCGGCCGCCGAGACGAAGACCACCGAGCCGGCAACCAGCGATCCGGCCCAGCCGGAACTCCCCTTCTCCACCCCCACTGACGACGACGAGGAACTCTGATGGCCACCACCAAGCCCTTTCGCACCGACTACAAGGCCGGCACGCGGGTCAAGTACAGCAGCCGCAACGGCACCGAGATCTCGGGCCGCACGACCGGCGAGAAGAAGGACACGCCGACCGGCCCGTTCATCGAGGTCAACATCGGTGACAAGAAGGCCCCGCTGCTGAAGTGGGCGCGGCCGGCGCAGTTGCGCGGGTACTGATGAACGCAACGGGGATGTGAATGAAGTGTCCTCAGTGCGCCGCATGGTCTCAAGTCAAGCAGACTCGCGGCAATCGGCGCCGCCGCTTGTGCGCCAACGGGCACAGGTTCTCCACCCTGGAGGTTCACATCGTTCACACCCCGTCGCGTGATCGGGCAATCGCGGATGCCGTGGTTCTCCGCGGCATGCGGATCGCTGATGCAGCAAAGGAGTTCGGCTTGAAAAGCGACAGCTACGTGAGTCGCTGCGTCAAGCGTCACTATCCGAATTACGACAATCGCAGCATCGGCCAGATCGAACGGTATCGGCGCCAACGGAATGAAGGTGGGTCTGCGGCGTCCAAAAGGTCCGATTGATCCACGGGCCAAGAAGCCCTGACATGATCCGAACGCGATCCTCCCACCCCTCGTGAGAGGTCTCTCATGGTCGCGCCGGATGATCATCACGCTGCCGCAGAGGCAACGGGCAATAGCGTCGATGTCAGGGAACGGATCTTTTCCATGAAGACGATCATCGCCGGCAGTCGGACCTTCCGACACTTGGCTGATAAGGAACTCATCGAGACGGCGGTTCGTCTCTCAGGGTTTCGGGTCAGCGAAGTGATCTCAGGAATGGCCTACGGGATCGACAGGCTTGCCGTTGGATGGGCCATGCGGCATTGCATCCCGGTGCGCGAGTTCTACGCACAGTGGGGTGTCCACGGGCGCGCTGCAGGCTACATGCGCAATATGCAGATGGCCGAGTACGGCGAGGCGCTCATCGCTATCTGGGACGGCGAGAGCCGCGGGACTCGCCACATGATCGAGCACGCCCGCAAGCTCGGGCTGCCGACCTACGTGCTTGACGCCGGGCTCTAGGCGCTAAGGACCGCAGCCAGGATCGCCTGCCGCTCGGCGTTCGTGAGCGTGGCGTTCGCGCTCTTGCCCGACTGCAGGACGTAGGCCCACACGGCTTGCGCGATCTCTTCGGGGCTTGCCCCGGTGCCGCCACCAGCGAAGATCGAGTAGGCGAGATTCAGGTCGCGCTGCACGGCCGCACGGCTTGCCCACAACAGCAGGAGATCCCGCTCGGCCGCCGAGAGGGTCGTCCATGTGAGCGGCAGGTCAAGGATGGCCGACTGCAGGACCGCGTAGCCCAGCGGCAGGTCGCGCTCGACCGCGTTGACCACGGACCACGACAGCGACAGGTCGGCCTGCGCGGCCCCCTGGACAGCCCACGACAGCCCGAGGTCCCTGCTGGCGCTGCTGATGACCAGCCACGACAGCCCGAGATCCGCCTGCGCGGCGTTCTGCACGGCCCACGACAGCCCGAGATCCGCCTGCGCGGCGTTCTGCACGGCCCACGACAGCGACAGGTCGCGCTGCACGGTGTTGGCCACCGTCCATGCGAGCCCGAGATCCGACGTGACCGTACCGGCCGCCAAGACATCCCACGCCAGCGGCAGATCGCGTTGCACCGTGCCGGCGATGCCCCATGCGAGCCCGAGGTCTGACGTGACAGCACCGGCCACTTCGTAGTCGAGCGAATGATCACGCTGCACCGTGCCGATGACGGCATAGGTCAGCGACAGGTCGGCCTGCGCGGCACCCTGGACGGCCCACGAGAGCCCGAGATCGGCCTGTGCCGCGTTGAGCACGCTGTAACTGATCGACAGGTCGGCCTGCGCGGCACCCTGGACGGCCCACGCAAGCCCGAGATCGGCCTGCACCGAGCCCGGTACTGCCCACGCGAGCGACAGGTCAGCCTGCGCGGCTGTCTGCACGTCGTAGATGAGGGACAGATCACGCTGGGCTGAATTCAGGACTTGCCAGGATAGCCCGAGGTCCGCTGTGACACTGTTCAGCACATCCCAATTCAGGGACTGATCTCGTGTCGCTGCATTCAGGACATCCCACGTCAGCGAGAGGTCTCGCGTTGCCGCGTTGAGCACGGCATAGGCGAGCGACAAATCGGCCTGCGCGGCGGTCTGGACTTCGTAGGCAAGCGCAAGGTCGGACGTGACTGGCGTCGCCGCAGCCTCCGGCGCAAACGGGTATGGCAGCCGCAGCGGAAGCACTGCTTACTCCGGCCAGCCCGTGCTGTAGTCGTAGGCGAGCGGGTCGTCCAGCAGCGCGGCGGCGGCGATGTGAGCCACTGCGGCAGCGTGCAGTGCACCGGCCTTGGCAAACGTCGCCTGCTCCAACAGCTCAACGCGATCAACGGTCAGTTGCACGCGCTCTTCGCGGCCCATCGTCTTGAAGCCCAGCGTACCCGGCTCGCCTGGCATGGGCGTGCTGCCCGGCAGTTGCGCCACGCGCATCTTGAGCGCGACGTTGAACAGTCCCAGCAGATGACGCCCGCCGAGGGTGTCGCTGTGGAATCGCCACACACCGTCAAGTCCCGGGAACGTTACCGGGATGCCGTCCTCAAGCTCGCGACGATCCCGCTCGGCCTTGATGCGCTCCGTCACCAACGCCAGCGCGGCCGGCTTGCGCGCGGCTTCGATCTCGGCGGCGGTGGGCTGGGGCTCGGGGCGGCGCCATTCAGCGATGAACTCAGCACCGCCGTTCACTTCAACGCGGCATTCTCCGCTAGGGCCAAACGTCAGGCCGGGGAACAAGTGCGCAAGCGCGGCAGTCAGGTTCATATCACTTCAACCTCAGCGCGGTGAACACCACGCGGCCAGGGTTGCTGATTGTGTTTCGATTTGAACCGCACTTTTGATAGGCCCATATCTCAATGGTGTCACCAGCGGCCAGATCAATTTCCGCGGTCGCATATCCGAGAAGATCAAAAGCGGAAGCCGGCTGCAGTTCTTGCCCGTAATAAACCTTTGCGCCGCTGTTCTTCGCAAATGCCAGCGATAGCTCTGCGGCAGCCGACACCGATGCAAGCTGACAAGCAATCCCGAACTTGTAGGTTCCTGGCGCCCTTGCCACGAATCGCTTGTTTGTCGTGTCCCACTGACCACTCGGGTCGGCTACAACAACGTCCAGCACCGTTGTTAGCCGGACCTCTGCGTTATCTGTCAGCAGTTGCTGATTCGCGTTTGAGTTCTGAACCGTCACCACCGCGTCCTGGCGCTCCGACGATTCCAGAACCCACGTCGCATTAGCCGCCACGCACAGTAGCGTAACGATCTCATTTGCCACAAACAGGCGCGACCACACCGTGCCGCCAGGCACGCCGTTGAGCGTGTCGCCGCTGGCCGCGGTGATGCCGACAGATCGGGTCGTGCTGCCCACCGTCACCACCACCTGGATGCGGTCGCCCACGGCGCACGTCGCCGGCAAGGTGTAGGTGCGGTTTGCGCTGAAGGTGCTCAGATCGACGGCGTACCTCTTGCCGACCTCCATCGTTGTGGCCGCGTTGGGGCCAGCAATCTGGTCGAGCGCCAGCGACTGCACCGTGGCCGCACTTGCCGCCACCCGCACCACCGCCGCACTGGTCAGCGACAACACAGCCCCCGTGCTGCTGGCCTCCAGCGTGCCACGCGTAAGCGTGGTGCCGCTGTGCGTGTAGGTGCAGTCGCGGGCGACTTCCCACGCGCTGCCGTCCGTAATAAATACATCGACCGTGGCGTTGGCGCCGTAGGCTGACGCGAACGACTGCGCGCCCG